AAGAAGTTTGTAGAAATATATTGTAAGACTGGTGCAAAAATAGCCGGGGAAGAATTTGAGAAAAGAGCAAAGAAAGCTATTCAAGCTTTTTATAATGATTATAGTCCTACTTGGTACGACAGGACTGGTAACATGATGAATAACTCATTTAGAAAATATTATCATAATAATTCAGATATTATTTACGGCGGGGTAAAAATTTCATCGGAAAATATGTTTTCGTATCCACCGAAAAAATGGAGTGGCACACCAGTTCCGGGGCCAAATTATCCATATGGACAAAGTAACCCGGATAGTATTTTATTTGGTGTTTGGGAAGTTGGTGACCGTGTAACCGCAAGAGCATCTCATCCTCCGCTGTGGCATTTAAGAAGAATGACTGTACTCAATCACCAACTCATTACGTCAATCAAAAAAAGAGCAATGCAAGCCGCCTGTTCTGCGGGTTATAGCGTAATTCAACCGTATATGAATTAACCGGGGAGGTGATGAAACAGAATGGGAACAACTATTGATATTGTTCAAATAGGTTTTAAACTAAAAGACAATTCTAAAGCGATAAGTAGTAAGGTCTTTGCTGACCTACAAAAACTACATGAATTAGGGTTAATCAAGTTAGATATTGACGACAAAGGTGTTCAAAGTAAACTAGCCAACATTGCCCGAATGTTAGATAATCAACTTTTTAGAGTGGACTTAGGTAGTATTTCCGCTGATTTCTTGAAAGGGTTAGGAGATGTATCCAAGACAGCAGAGCAACAGTCTGCTTCACTCCAAAAGTTCCATGATCAACTTGTTGCTATCTCATCTCTTCCTACTGACCAATTGGACAGACTTGCTAATATGCAAGCAGTTGATTGGAATAAGGTATTTCATATTAATACGGATGACATTGAGAGACAACGTGAACAAATTAAACAATATGTAACAACCGAAGAAGAAGCAGTAAATAAATTAAAAGAATTACAACAGCAAGAACAACAGCTTAAAGCACAGAAACAAGCTAATCCTTCTTTGGATGTTGATAAAGCTTTACAGAAGAATTACGAAGAACAGATTAAGTATATTGAGCGTATCAAGGCATTAAAAGCAGATGTACAGAATTTTGACATAGAGGCCTATGCCAAGGGAAAGGGATTCTCTCTTATTCCGCAGGATACAATCAATAAAGTTCAGGAAGTAAATTCTCAACTTAAAGAGACGGTACAGCTTATTAGAGATATTGGAAGTACAAAGGTAGCTTCTGATATTGGTACTGATACTCTTAAGTCTGGAATTATTCGTCAAAGAGTTGGTAGTCAGGTAGATAATTTCTTGGCTACTCATAGTGGACAGGGTGGAAGTAATAATCTTGGTGCAGATACTCAGGCACTTAAGGGTTCTATGGATGCTCTTAAAGGGAGTATTGATAATTTACAAAAGTCTGTAGATGCACAAGGACAGGCTGTTACCAATGGATTAACAAATCTAAACAATACAACTAACGCTGTTAATAACGCTGTGTCTGGAATTACTGGTTCTGTTAATGATTTACCGGGACATTTGGGGACTTTAAATTCCAATATTAGCAATTTAACAAGTGGAATTAACCACCTTAATAATAACAACAATAATAACAATAATAACGGTAATAATAATAATAATAATAACAATAATAATGGTAATCCACCTAGGAATAATGTTCCACCGGGAAATAATAATAACGGTGGGCAAGGTGGTAGTGGACATGTTATTGGACGTTATCTAACTGACCTTGAACGAGAGGCAGAATTACAAAACCAGATTCTTAATGCTACTACGCAACGTGAGCGTGTAGAAGAAAGAATGGAATTAAATGCTACTCGTAGGGCTAGAGCCAGAAATGAAAGACAATTCTTAACTGGTTTATACCCCGGTGGCGGTGCTGATTCATACTATACCCCTGAACAGATTGCTTATGCTAAAGCGCAGGAAAATAGGATTAGATATAACACTCGTCTTAATGACTATGCGACTCAAGCGCAAACAATGATAAGTGAGCAGTCTTATAACAAGACTAACGCTTTTAGGCAACAGTTAGAGGAAGTTCTAAACATTGTTAATCAGCTTAGAGGAATGGGTGATTATGATTTATTCTCACCTGATGACCTTAGTCAAGCTGAACAGTTAGAGCAAAGAATACAGCAGATATTTACTACACTTAACAGCAAGACGAATAAAGATGCTTTTCAGTTAGTTCCTGAGAAAACAGTAGCTAACATGCAAAAGACTTTTGAGTCTTATCTGAGTAACAACACTAAAGGATTAAAGCCGTTCGAAAGTCAGATAACACAGATTCGTAATGAATTTGCTAGATTAATGAATAGCCCCGGCGATGCCTCCAAAGAAGCCGTAGATGCTCTTGCTACTTCTGTATCTCATTTACAGACAGAAATGGCAAGAACTGGTAATACAGGAAAAACATTCTGGGATTCATTTAAGAGCAGAATGACGAACCTTGGAACATATATTGGTTCGTTCATGTCCTTCTATAGAATCGTTGGCTTTATAAGAGATGTAAGTTCTACTGTAACAGACTTAAACTCTAAGATGGTTGAACTGTCTAAGGTTTCTAATTCAAGTCTTGGAGATCTTGAAAGACAGTTTAGTGAATTTGAATCTATTTCTAAAGAGGTTGGCGGTACTATTTCGGACACCATTCAAGCTACTGCTGACTGGTCTAGAAACGGTCTACCACTTCCTGATGCAAAAGAACTCGCAAGAGTTGCTCAAATCTATAAAAACATTGGTGATGGTATTGATATTAATCAAGCCAATGAATCTCTAATTTCTACTATGAGGGGCTTCAATATCGAAGCAAAAGATTCAATGCAAATAATTGACGCTATAAATGAGGTTTAGCGGCCCTCTTATCCAAAATCAGAAATATGGATAGGATGCGAAAATCCCAAACTGCTGGGACACCCTAAAGCTAACTAGCCTGATAATATTGGGAGTCGAAAGACAGAAATAAGTAGTTAGATGGTATATGGTGAGAAAAAGCGTATTAATACGTCCTAAGTACCGTGACAATGGGCAATCAGCAACCAAGCCTACATCAGTAGGAAGGCTCACAGACTTTAAGGGATGGTGCGTTTCTGAATATATCGCACAGATAGAAAGTCGAGCATCTGTGAAAGTAGATGTGTCATATTTGAAGTAATATGAATTGGCTAGGAGTAAAATATGAAAAAATACGATGTACATACAACAAGAAATATTACACTTGAACAATGGTGTAAAGATAATAATGTATTAGATGTTCTTGAAAGATGGGATTACGAATTAAATGATAAGAAACCATCTGAGATTGTTAATTTATGGCAAGGTAAATATTGGTTTAAATGTCAAGATGGAAAACATGAAAGTCAATTACATTACATTGGAAATATAATTAGAATAGGATATGTTCCCAAATGTTTTAAATGCAGAAGTTTTGGATGTTGGTGTGAAGAAAATAACAGAAAGGATTTATTGAACAGATGGGATTATGAACTGAATAATAAATCTCCTTATGAAGTGTTTTTTACAACTACTGATAAGTATTATATGAAATGTCCAAAAGGCATACATCCAAGTGAGTTAAAGAATATCGGGAATATGATAAAACAATATGGTAGTTCTAGATGTGATGGGTGTTATTCTATAGGTCAATATGGAATTGACAATATTGACAAAGATTTTATACAAAAGTATTGGTCGCAAAATAATACTGAAGACCCAATGCTGATTAATAGAAATTCAAAAAAAAAGGTTTTGATGAAGTGTGTAGAAAATCCAGAACATGGAGAATACCCTATTTCTTGCGCCAATTTCTATAAGGGGAAAAGATGCCCATATTGCTCTAAAAAGAAAATGTTTATTAAGGATTCTTTGGGATATCAGTTTCCACAGATATTTGATATATGGGTAGAAAATAAAAGAACCCCATATGATGTTTATCCGCAATCAAATATATTTGTATATTTAAAATGCGAAAAACATGGGCAATATAGAACAAAACTTACAAGCGCATATCAAAGAGGATTTAAATGCCCGAAGTGCATGCGTGAGTTACATGAGTCAAAACTCCAACGTAAAGTTAATGAGTACATATGTAATTTGTATGACACAGTAAATCATGAATTTGAATGTAATATTATAGCAACAAATCCCAAAACCAATTATAAATTGCCATATGATAATGAAATACCAGAAATCAAATTAATAATAGAAGTTAATGGGGAACAGCATTATAAAGCTAGTTCCTATTTTTATGGTGAAAATCAAGAAGAAGCCAATGAAAAACTTAAACAACGTCAGGAACTTGATAAAATAAAAATGGAATATGCATTAAATCAAGGATATGAATTTCTTGCAATTCCATATTGGGCAGATAATAAAAAAGAAACATGGAAAACGCTAATCGATGATAAAATAAATTCAATTACTCACCCCTAGCCAAATGAGTATAGAATTGTGCTAACACACAGCCCATCGATAGTGGTGGTATTGGAGAAGCCCTCAAGCGTTCAGCCGCATCGTTTCAAGCGGCAAACACAGATTTAAATGAAGCAATCGCCTTAATCACGGCGGCGAACACAGTAACCCAGAATCCGAGTAAGGTCGGTGTCTAAAAATGTTGCCGACATTAAAAGTAGCTATATCGGTTAATAGCCAGAGATGGTCAAGACCGAGCAAAGACTTATGAAAACAAGAATGCGTAGAGACTGTAATGGTTTGTATGGCAACATACAGACCTTCGCTACTCTCCTACCAATTTGTAGGATGAAGATCCAGTCCGAACCCACACTATAATCTAACAATGAAATGTGGGAGTATGCCAGAAATGACATACCGCTATGTTCAAAACATAGTCATAAAGTAACAGAATGAACATGTGGAAGACGGTTTCGGCGAGAATCCGAGGTGCGGACGTAGAGTGAACTTTTAGCTCCCCTATTTGGTGACAAATAGGTAAACAGACAGCTTAAAACGGGGAAACCCCAGAGATGGGCAACACCGTGGGTAAGACTGAGAAACCAGATCCTGTAACGATCACAGAAGTATGAGTAATCATGCCTCGTATGCTGTCCAACTCTATGAGTTGAAGATATGATCTGAACTGCAAATATAATCTAATAATGAAATTGCAGAGATAGGCAGAAATGACCTATCCTTTATTGTATTTAACAATAAAAGTAACAAATCTGTAAAAGAAATGGGTGAAGATACCGAAGGAATGGTAGAATCATCCGCAAAACTCCGTGACCTCATAAAAGGAATGACTGGGTTTGATATCATGGAAGATGAACAAACCTTCAAGTCAATCTACGAAATCATTGTTGGTATTGGAGAGAAATGGAAAGACCTTTCAGATATTCAACAAGCTAGTCTTCTTGAAAAGTTAGCAGGAAAGACACAAGCTAATACACTTGCGTCTGCCCTCAACAACATAGATACCCTCAAAGAAGCGTACAACTCAGCAGAAGAATCTGCGGGTTCTGCTATGCAAGAGCAAGCACACTTTGAAGAGGGTATCCAATACAGTATTAATCAATTTAATGCTTCAGTAGAAGCACTCTCACATACACTTCTAGATTCAGGTGTTCTCAAATTCTTTGTAGATCTTGGAACAACTGGCGTAGAAGCATTAGATAAACTTACTCAGAAGATGTCTTCTATTCCGGCAATTATTACTGGTATAGTTGCGGCAATGAGTTTTACAAAAGGTGAAAACTTCTTTACTAAACCAGTAGAGGCAGTTTTAGGTTATACATCAAATGTATCAAAACTTACAAAGAGCAGAGGATATAGTAATAGGTCTGAATTTGCCAAAGGATTCGTTGGTAATTTCTTAAGCGGGAAAGGCAGTGTTCCTGCTGAGATGACAAACGCAAATTCCATTCTAGAACATCTCCAAAAGAGTGGCGTAGACCTTGGTCTTTATGAACCAACTATTGAAGAACTTCAACAGGTATCACAACAACTTGGCATTGTTGGGGATGAGGCCGCAAAAACCGCTCATGAAATGATACAAGTTGGTGTTGCAGGAAGTAAGGCGGGACAACAGGCACAGAAACCTTTTAAAGACATGGGTAACCTCCTAAAAAATATTGGAGAAACCGCTTTGTCCATTGGTACAACTATGCTCGTATCATTTGCTCTTACCCAAGGTATAAAAGCAATTGATGCTTATATCAATAGGTATAAGGATGGAATGCGTGAACTGCGTGATTCCAAGAGTAATATTGATAATGCTCAGAAAGAACTTGCTTCTCTTCGTGGGGAATATGATACCGTCAAACATAGGATTGAAGCGATAAATAAAATTGGCGGTGCAAAACTAGTTAAAGATGGTGAGAAAGAAAAGCTAGAAGCACAAAGTAAAGAACTTGAACGTCAGATTGCACTCAAAGAGGCTTCTATAAGAGCGGATGTTAGGTCTGCTTATGAAGCATCTAAAAAAGCGGGCAAAGGCAATGTAGAATCTCACGATAATATAGATATCCAAGCTTTACAGGCAGGAATGACAAGAGAGGAATATCTCCGTAAACATTCTAGCATGTATGGTGGTGATAGAACTAGAAATAAGACATCTGTAGATAAAGCGATTGATAATGAAATCAAATGGTATGATGCGCTTATTGAGAAGCAAAAAGAATATCAAGAGCAAGTAGATAACCTTACTCATGATGAACAAGGAAAATATAGTAGAGATTTAGCAATTGCTAACGGAGACGAATTAGAAGAAGCTCGAAAGAAGCTTAACGAATATAAAGAATCTGCTGATGAAGCAAGAAATTCTGTATTAGGTTGGTATGCAGATATCAAAGACCGAGCAGATGTTCTTCAAATGTATGAGGATTATGGATATCAACTATCAGAAGCAGATAAAGCGACTATAAAATTAGCAGATGACACTAAAGCACAAATCGATGCTATGGACGAAGCTTCTGATGGTGCTGATAATGCTTCAAATTCTCAGGGTGCATTTAAAAATTCTGTTGTCAAAACTACAGAACAACTTCAAGCACAAAAAACACAAGTAGATTCTCTTGTAGCAAGCTATAAGGAGATCTTCTCACTTGCATCAAGAGGCGATGGACTGGATGTTCAGCTAGATGCAGACCAGTTAATGAAGTATGGTAGTGCGCTTGAGTATGTAAATGGTAACTACAAACTTAACGCTGAAAAACTATTTGAACTTGCTGAAGCCAGAAACAAGGATGAAATAGCCATTATAAAACAAGAAAAAGAAATGGCTAATATGAACTATCTCAAGAACATTAAAGATATTGAAACATATAACAAATTACTTGAAGATGGGCGGACCATTCTTGCTGATGGCACATCAATAAGAAAACATATTGCCGACCTACAAGATCAAAATAAAGCAATAGTTCAGCAGAATCAAATTGCGGATTATAACATTTCTCAATTGGAAAATGTCACATCTGCTTATCAGAAATGGTTAGCAGTATCTGGGCAAGAGGTAGATGCTAAAGCGTTTACTGGCGTACAGGATGCGGCAAAATCTATAGATGATCTTATTAAGAAAGGCAAAATTGGGCTTGATTCTTATAAGCTTGCTGTAGACTTTGTTATTCCGACTGATATAGATCATGAGGATACTGAGGCTGTTCAGAAATATATTAAAAATAATATTACACCGTACTTTACTGAAGACAGAACTGGCATTGATAAGTTCTTAAAGAAATCTCAGTATTTCGAACATGATAAGGAATATGGTGGTTATGTCCTCAAAGAAGGTACAAGTGTAAATGATATTGCTAAAGATATGGGATGGACTGTTGAAGTCACCAGAGCCATGATAGACCAACTTGAAACATTTGGTGGCAAATTCAAGTGGGATATAGAAGGTATGTTTAGCGATACCGATAAGCTTGTACATTATCAAGAAGAACTTGCCAAAATCAATGAAGAAAAAGAAACCTTCAACATGGAGGGTCTTTCTGATGCTGATGAAGAACGATTAACTGAACTCAATAACCAAGCAGATGCACTTATTGCAAAAATAGATGAACTTCAAGGCAAAGTCAATAAGACAACTTTTGATAAAATCAATAAAGGCGTTGAAGAAAGTGGTGGCGTTGATGCCGTTCACAAAGGCTACGAACAATTGGTTGAACTTGGGGCAGACCAACAAACTATTAGCGATTATGTTAAGAAGACTACTGGTGTAACAACACCTCAGGAAGTACAAATATATACCGATGAAGCTCAAAAGAATATTGACGATTTAATCCAACGGCTACACGAATTAGATGAAGCAAGTCCTTCCGTTAAAGACACTGAGCAGTATGAACAAGAATATCAAAAATTAACTGATGACCTTAAAGAACAAGGTATTATGGTTCAGATGCTCAATGAAGTTCTTCTTGAGGACAATGGTGTAAGTACAGAAGAAACTGTATCTAAAATCGCAGGACTCCTTGAAACAATAAGTGGATATGTTGGTACTATTGCCGCAAGAGAACCAGAGGAAAAGCCTAGTGGGAATGATGGAAATGGCAATACTGGTGGCAGTAAAAAGCCCGCAGTTAATAGTAATGATTTTAATGGTGAACTTCCTGAAGGACTTCAGGATACTCATGTTGTTTATACACTTGAGGCTGATACATCAAATGCAGAGGAAGGATTAGAGACCACTACAGATGCCGCAAAAAAGGCTGAAGGGCCTTGGTCAATAAAACTAGGTGAAACGGGTGGAAGTCTAATAAAATCCACATTAGATACTATCTCTGCAAAAATAAGGGCACTTAAATCCCAAAAACATATCATCAATATCGGCATTCAAACAACTGGTTCAGTGCCAAAAATGGGTGGCCTTAATGATGAAGTTTCTGCAAAAGGTAATGTGTTTGCTAAAGGTAATGCCTTTGCTCGTGGCAATGATATTGTTGGAGAACAAGGTAGAGAACTTGTTGTAGACCCAAATAGAGGTATTTGGTATACCGTAGGTGACTCTGGCACAGAGATGATAGACCTCCCGAAGGATGCTATTATCTACTCTCACAATCAAACAGAAGCACTTCTCAAGAGCGGTGTAACCACTAGAGGAAAATCCAAAGGACGTTCTTTTGCTAATGGCAATCAGCAATATGTATTTGGTAATATAGATTTACGTCATAGACAACCGTATTATTGGGATGATGGGTCAGTATCTACTGTACTTGGCACTAGTTATGGCATGGATGAACTCAGTTTTGCCGTTGCTACTCTTCTGCAAGGTAATGATGTTAGACCTCTTGGTCAAGGTGAAATCGAGTGGTATTTGGGCGAGTTAGTCTCTCGCTCTCATGACCCAGAAACTATCTATGCTCTTGATAGACAAGGATTTACTGACGAAGCAGGAAACTGGCTACATGATTTAATTGCTTATGTAGGTACTGATGCCGCATATGCAGAGTATGTATCTTCTATCATGCATGTTATCTCTGATGAGTATGAACGGTCTATTGGTACTTATGCTAGAGGTAATGCATTTGCAAACGGTACTCTCGTAGGTGAACGTGGACGAGAGTTAGTTGTTGATCCTAATAGTGGCAGATGGTATACAGTTGGTGATTATGGAAGTGAGATGATTAATCTTCCTAAAGATGCTATTGTATACAATCATCAGCAGACTGAAGACCTCCTTAAGAACGGACATACTGGCAGAGGACATTCTACTGGTGCTTCATTCCTAACTGGTAATGCTTATGGTGGCGGTAGAAAAGATGGCGAACAGGGTGTCACGGGTGGTGTTCCAGATGCTCCAAAGGGATATGAAGCATCAGTAAAATCAGCAGAGAAGGCCGCTAAGTCAGCAGAGAAAGCCGCAAAGGATGCTAAGAAAGCTACCGATGAAGCTAAGAATAACATGATCTGGATTGATCGTGCTATTGAACATCAAGAACGTAAAGTATCTAAGATCAATGAACTTGTCGAAGATGACTTCCAAACCTACACAGAAAGGCTTTCCAATCTTGGCGAACTTCGTGAAGAGTTAGGTCTCCAGAATGAAATCCTTACAGATGCACTTGAACGCCGTGTCGAGGAATTTGATAAGGCATTCAAAGAACTTGTCGAAGTCTTCGGTGAAGATGTAGCTACTGATCTCCTTCATAAGATTGAGGTTGGTAGTGTAGATAAAGATACCTACAAGGATGAATTTGGCGAAGACGAAGCGGGTGAAAAGAAGAAAAAGGCTTTAGATAAAGCCATTGATGCCTACGATGAAGAGACTAAACTTTCTGATAAATTAAGAGATAATGAAAAAGAGATTCGTGACGCTATCCAAAAGGAATACGAGTTCCGTCTAAATATCATAGAAGCTGAGAAAGATCAACTCCAGTTTGAGATGGATACTCTTGAGCATAATCTTGATATGAAGGATATCCTTGGTAAAATGGTTACTGAGGGTGACTATCAGGATATGATAGATCAATCAGAAGAAATTGCTGATAACATTGAGAGAACCATTGACGTTCTTGAGGAACAGTTAACTACTGTTGACGAGGGTTCCGCTAAATACAATGAGATCAATTCTCAACTGATTAGTGCCAAGAAAGAACTTCAAGATATCGAGAAACAACAAGCTGAGTGGAATGATAAGATCATGCGTCTTCCTATTGAGCGTCTTGATAAATACATCGGTATGCTTGAAAATATCAAGAAAGATCTTCAGAACTGGATATCTGAACGTGATACTCTGAACATTTCCACTCTTGGTAAAACCATAGGTGAACAGTTCAAGATAGCGCAAGAACAGATTGAAGCTTATCAGAAGCGTGAAAAACTCTATGTTGATCTTATGAAGAACTATGAATATGGTTCTGAGAAATTTGAAGAAACTGCTAATGAAATCCAATCTTGTCAGGACAATGTATCTGGTCTTATTCAGGAAATGGAAGAACTCAATATGCAGTTCCTCAAACTTCCTATTGATGAGATTTCTAAGGCTAATGAAAAGCTTCAACAAATTAATTCAGCAGAACAGAGAGTTCTTGATGACTATGATACTGCCCTCTCTGCTGTTCTCTCACTGTTTGATAAGCAGATAGACAAACTCAATGACCAAAAAGATTATTGGGACGAATACTACGAAAATCTTATCAAACCCGAACAGGAGAAGCTTGACCTTCTAAATGAGCAAAATGAAGCCAAGCAGATGCAGTATAACATTGACAAGGCTCAGTATGATCTTGATAAGGCTCGTCAGCAGAAGAATGTTCAAGTAGTTCGTAATGGACGTATTGAATATGATTCTGACTATGATGCCGTAAAGAATGCTCAAGATAATCTTGCCAATGCTCAACATGATAAGGTAATTTATGATATCCAACAAGTAATTGATGGATATGAAAAACTCAATGAGAAGAAACAAGAAGAACTAGATGATGAGATCGATGCCTACGAAGATGCTAGGAATCGTTGGCAGACCTTTGAAGATGAACGTACATTTGAGAAGGAATCTGCTGAAGCACTTAGACTCTTCGGTGAAGGTTGGGAAAAGAATATCATCAATAGAACTGATGACCGTGAATACGATATCTTCTCTAAAGGACATATTGAGTTAGATAGGCAAATCACTGCTAATGAGAAACAGATTGAAGCCAACGAGACAATGATGAATCTAATGACTCGTTATGCTGAAGCTTTCTTAAGTGGTGAGATGACGTATGAAGATGCTGTTGCTCAGTATAATAAACTCTATGCTGATTATCAGAGTGGCGGTGCTTTAGTCTCTCAAGAAGCATTAGCGGCTGAATTAGCATTTAACAATGCTAAAACAATGTCTGATGCTCTTAATGGTAATAATGCTACTACTAAAGAACAGTATGATTCTTTCCTTAAACAGCTTGAAGAAGCTAATTCCAATAAACAGATTTATGAAGCATTCCAGAGATCTTGGGATGAAATGAAGAAATCTTTAGATGAGCAATTAGCTGAACTCAAGAGACTTGCTGAAGCCGCAGAACAAATTGCTAACCAGAGAAATAAAACCATCGGATACAGTCATGATGATGACGATGATGGTGGTCGTGGTGAATGGTCTAAGAATCCTACGGGCTATGGTGCAGGAACAAAGTATAACCCCAATGGTAAAGGAACACGTTATGAAATAGGTGGGCCTAGTATATATGGTTCTGAAGGTAAATACTTTGATGCCTCAGATGGCACTTTCCACTCCTACTCCTCTGGTGGAGGTGCTACTGCTACTGGAATAAGTAATAGCAATGCCGCATTTGATAGTCTTGTAGAATTCTACAGTGGAAGCCACAGCAGTTCTGGTGGTGGAAGCGGCGGAAGTAGCCGTGATGTCTCTATTAAAGCTAGTGGAGATGTTAAGGTAGAATCTAAATCTACTGAAGTTAAATCCAGTAGTTCTTCTAGTAAGTCTAGTGGAAAATCACACTATAACCACTCTTCTGCTTCTGGCCCCGCTAGTGATCCTGAACTTCATGCTGATGGTCTTGCAGGTGGTATCATTGGCAATATACCACCCACAGAGAAATTTAAGAAACTTCAAGCAATGGGGCTTAAACCACTTGAGCCTGATGAAGTTCCTGCATTCCTTCATGTGGGAGAAGGTGTAGTTAATGCTATTCAGCAAGGCAATATCCTCAAATCGGTAGCCAATGCTTTTAATGCGGGTGTTGCTTCTAATGTTGCGGTACAGCCTAATACATCTGGTAACAATTATCACTTTGATTTATCCTTCGGAGATATCACACTTCCTGATGTTCGTGATGTAGACGGATTTGCAAAATCAATGAAGATGAACTTTGAGTCTGCTATGAATCAACAGTTCAGTAAAATATTTAAGAACTAATTAAATACATTTTAGTGAGAGCGGGGCTAATAACTCCGCTCTCATATTCTATGTGGAGGTACAAATGGGCGGTTTAGAGAATTCCCAATTAGTACAAAATATAACAAACGTAATTCTAAAAGCAGTAAAGAAAGCCATAGACGAAGCACCATTTGACAGAACCTTCACGGCTACAATTGTTCAGCAGATAAATACAAGAAGCTACACTATACTCTATAACGGTAAGTATATGACAGTACAATCTGTCTATGAATGTGAACTTGGCGATATAGTTCGTGTATGCGCTCCTAGTAATAACTGGAACAGTTTATTTGTAGTTGCCAATGCGGGACACGAGTATGATCCCGGAACTGATGAAGGTACTTTGTCAGGTGGATTTAATGTTGAAGTAGGCTCTGTGCCTAGTAAATCAAAGAAGACTCTTCTATTTGATACAGATAATGTTTAAAGGAGGTGAAAACTAATTGCAAGCTAATATACCTAATATACCTACATTTGATGCTACTAAAGGAACTGTGATTACATTCTTCTGGGATGGAAATGCGGCTAAAGCTTTCAAGTGTACTATCAAGGATAACACTGAGGCTTCTGCCGTTGTATATACTGGCGAATATAGAGTATCAGATGATACATCAGGGAGCAATGCTGTTATCTTCAATTATGAATTCACTCTCCCACCGAATAAATTGACTAACGGTAAATACTATAATGCTTTCATGCAAGTATCTGAGGATGGAACTACTTGGTCTGATATGCAGTCTACTGGAACATTGTTTAAGACAATTGCTACTCCTACTCTCAGACTATTGGATTTCCCATCTGAAATGGTTGTAAGCAATTATAAGTTTACGTTAAGATATTCTTTTGACCCTGATACCAGTGAAACACTGAAGAGTTGGTATATTAATATATATGATACCTCTCTGAATATAGTAGAAACCAACGGTACTCAGTATGAAAATATGTCTGCCAATGGTAAAACTACTACTCTAGACAGAACATTTGCCGCAAGTGGTTTCAATAATGGTATTACTTACTATGTACAGGGATTTGCTGAAACAGAAACTGGTATGCAATTACATACAGATAGAATGTCATTCAAGAGAGAGACTCCTGAAGGTGATGATTTCTATATCCTTACTGTAGATAATATTGCATGTCAAGGTGCTATTCAGTGTCAATCGTTTGTGGCTATTGTGGATGGTATTCTTCCTAGGGAAGGAAGATATATCTATGATAAAGATAATAAGGCTATTATGCTCTCAACAAGAAATAATACGCTTACTTATAGAGAAGGATTTAAATTAAAGGGTGACTTTACAATCTCACTCATCGCCGCTGATATGGATCAAGGCGAACATATTATGGATATCACTGACAGTGTATTTGACCATGATCGTAACATATATAGTACGCCGGATATGAAGATTGAATTGAATTATCTAATTGGATATTTCGGTACTGAAGAAAAGAAGGGTATGTTTGAATTAAGAGTAACTGACAGAGATATTACCTCTATCTATTTCAGTAATATGTTACCCGCTACTATTCCAGAGGATTTGATTCAAGTTACCATTACAAGAAAACAGATTACTGCTCGTAATGGTGCTATTGGCAATGGATATATGTGGAATCTTGGTGCTAGAGTTGTAGCTTCTGATGATAGAATTCAAGCAAGGCATAAAGAACTTAGTATCCTTACTCATAAAGCACTTGGTAAGTATACTCATAGACAAATTACTCTTGGATATCCGCTTGACTATGAAAGATAAGGAGGTGTGTATATGTTTTTTGGATATTCATTCGCATCTGACTCAACAGCATATACATATACTCTTGGTCGGACTGATACATTAACTCATATAGAGATAAAGGATGTCATTGTAGATGAATTCTACGCTTGTAATGACGCTAAACTGATTCTCCCTGATAAAGATGGAAATCCCATTCAGTATACAGAGGAAGATTATACCATTCCATATGATACTTATTGGGACAGACGTACAGCAATTCATGCCCAGTTTAATGGTGACCCGGATGGTGGAAACATTAAAATTGATCCCACTACTATTCAAGCTGTTAAATTGAAGAGAAGAATAAAAGGAAGTCTGTCGTGGCAAACTATTTATTATAGAGAAGTAGACCTTGATGATGAAGATCCGTTTAATCTTGATTACATGGATTATACCGAACCTTCTGAAAGTATGATTGAATACGTCTATACATTTGTCATAGGTGGTATTGATAAAGAAAGTATTATTGAGGAAGTTTATTCTCAATTTAATAACTACTTTATTGTAGGTGCTGAAATAGCTAATGAACAAGGGAAGGAAGTTGTACATAATACTGTATTCCAAGCTATGGCTAATGCCCAGACTACACCTAAATTAAACAGACCATCAGCTACAATCGTATCGCCGGGTAGTAAATATCCATTCGTAGTCAACAATGGAATATCGAACTACTACTCAGGTACATTTACTGCTGTGTTCTTTAATATAGAAAACTGTTGCGATATACAAGATACCAATGCATTTAGACTTAGAAAGAATATAGACGCTTTCTTAACAGATGGCGGTACTAAGTTACTAAAGAAATTTGATGGTGATATGTTCCTTATTAATGTTGTAGGCGGTGTAGACCGTAGTAACGAAGGATATTGGAACTATGAATCTCAGAGTTTTGAGTGGGCCGAAGTGGGCAATCCATTCGACATTGGTGATTTGTACGATAATGGATTTATACTGACTGATATGGATAGAAGAAAGTAGGTGGGATATGGGTGTATGGTATGCTCCTTCCCAAGCTGAAATATTAGCTGTTAGACAACACGCTAAAGATATTTATATCAGAATTGAATTGTTAAACAGAGAAATGAAGATTCAGGATACGATTGAAGGTAACATGATATCCGATAACTTTACTATTGATTCTGAATCAAAGCAGAGAAGAACATATTCATGTGAACTTCATGTATCTGACTCTTCATTCCTGCTTGGCGAAGACAAAAAGATTTGGATAGACAAGTATATACGAGTCTATTATGGAATTAAGTCTATAAGATATAAGAAGATTATATGGTGGTTGTTAGGTACATTCACATATCTTAATGCGAATTATAGATACTCAGGAACTGAGAACAATCTCTCACTCTCCTGTGGCGATATGATGGCTAATTTTGATGGAACTAAAAATGGTCAGATTGCCGTAAAGAGAGAAGCTGATTTTACTACTATAGAGAAGTGGAACTCAACGACAGGATATAAGTTTCAGATTAATGCGGGAACTAAGATTAAAACTGCTATTATTTCATTGCTTAAGAATGCAGGAATCACATCATATCAGGTAGAGGACTATCCCAATGGAAGGGATATTATTCCTTATGATTTGGAATATACTAACTCTCTCACTTACAATGATGTATGGAATGATATAGCTGAACTATATCCCGGTTGGGAATACTTCTTTGATGAGTATGGAAAGTTTATCTGGAGAAGAATTCCTAGCGGTGGCTCTGGTTCTGATAATGAGAGAATCATGTTAAGCAATGACCTTATTGATGAACTCTATGTTGATGAGAGTATATCTGATAACTTTACTGGAATTTATAATGTCACTGAAGTTTGGGGTAAGACCTTGGAGTTGGATTCTCAAGGTGACAGATATGCTAATAACAGTTCCTATAACTCTTCTACTAACACATACACTATTACTCTTAATCTCATACCTAAGTCAGGTAAAACACAGGCTGATTATAATAAGATAAGTACATTCTTTGATAACCTAGATAAGATTGCTATTCTTATTAGGGCTAAAAATACCGCAGATAGACCAAAGATAAAGATTAACGGTAATGTCATAGGCGAAAATAATCAAGTTATAGGACATGCCAGTCTGCCGGAAATGTACATTGTAAATGATGATGGTACTTATGTTAAGAAGAATCATTTCTTAAATGATGTAGATTATCATGAATCTATTTATGTATTCACCTATAGGCAAAACTATGGAACTACTTTAAAGGATATCCTCTATCTCAATGGACAAACACAATGTTTTGGAAGATATGAAGAAAGATCTATGGATTGTCCATTCAGTGTTCCTAGACTTGGATATGAAATAATACAAAGAAAAAACTATGAGAAATTATGGTCTGATGATCTTTGTTACAATCAGGCTGAATATGATACATATCAAACAACTCAGATGCAGGAAACTATTGAACTTACTATGATAATTATACCTTGGATTGATGTTAGCCAGAAGGTAAGTTATCTAACTCAGAATGCCGAAGACAGATTATCTAGACTGGCGAACAAAGATACTATTCCTCAGTACATTATTAAAAGTGTCAACTGGAGTAGTTTTGATGGGACTATGAGAGTAAGTATGTATAGATTTAGACCCGATCTTGAGTTTGTTAAGAAAAAGAAATAAGGAGGGATTAGATGTCAAACAAATATCCCCAATATAAATATACAGTTTTTGGTGATCTAGATAGTAACAATGTTCCTAAGATAGATGATATTTCTACAGGATATATGCAAGATGTTACATCTGATATGCTTGCTCCTCTGAGGAATTATCAGAATGCCTTTAATAATGGTGATCTTACTACTTGTGCTAATATTCTTAACGCTAATCCCAAACTTAAGACAATGATGTGGACTGCGGAGAAGTTTAACAAGGTAAGAGATGCTATTATGGCTATTGAAACTTTCTTCAAGAACGATGTGGAAGCTGTAATAACTCAGATTGCCGCAAGAACTGTTGGGATTAATGATAGCCTTGCTCCGGGTGCTACAGGAGCGGATACAAATACTTGGAGTATAAATAAGATTGACTCTGCTATTAATTCAGGTGCTAGTGGTGCTGTTGATGACCTTCTTAAGGTATATACAGTTACACTCACTTCCGCAGGATGGACAGGAAGTGGCCCATTTACTCAGGCAGTTACGGTGAATGGTATAACTAATAAAAACTATGAGATATATACTAACATTCCTGAGAATTATTCTGTTGCTAATGCAAAGAATTATCTTAAGGCGTTTGGATGTATTACATTTGGTAAGACAGAAACCAATAAAGTCACTTTTCAAGCATATAAGAAACCTTCTATTAACATATCAGTGAGACTGAGGGAGGTTTAATATGGGAAGTATTTTATTTAAAGGCGGTGCCGGAGGTGGGGCCGCTGATTCAAGTGAACTTACTACGAAAGCCAGTGATGTACTGAAGGGTAAATCTTATGTTGGTAATGATACCAATGATGAAGTTGGAACGGGTACTCTAGATTTGTCAGCTAAAGCTAATGCTACTGCCGCTCAAGTATTAAAGGACAAGACATTTTTCACTAACAATAATCAACTGCCATCTTCTCCTCTTAAAGGAACTATGGCTAATGTAGGTGCATTAGAGACAACGAGCAAGGTTAGAGTCAATGGAAATAACTTAGTTCTTGGTATGACCAATGGAGCGCATATTACTAATGGTGGTAGTGGAACAACTGGTGTGCCTGAAGTACAGACTGCGTTCTCTAACGTAGCAAGTAAGATGGGCATTACTGCGGCGAAAGTTGCTGATGGCGTTACTCTATCAGGTGTTAAGGGAACTTATAAAGGCAAGGGTAATGCAGTACAAGCTAATGTACTTGCAGGAAAGACATTCTCAACTGTAAGTCTTAGTGGAGTTGCGGGAACTATGCCTAATATTGCTAGTATCGAGCATATGAAAAGTTATGCTGTCAATAGTGGCAATATATATATTAGAATGACAAACGGAGCGCATGTCACAAACGCTACTAGTGGTTATCCTGAAGTATATGCTACTCAAGCTGAAATTGCTAACGCTTTTGGAGTTACTGCTGATAAAATCGCCTATGGTTATACTCTGTTTGGTATTGCCGGAACTAACTATGGTGGAACTCAAATTAGTCCAAATAGCCCATTTGTAAATGGTAAATTCGCAAATGGTGTGAATATAAATAATTTTGAAGTGTCGTCTTGGGGAAGTAATATTGGAGTATCAAGTGGTTCAGATTCTAAATCAATGCAAAATAATGACCATATTCATATTACATTTAAAAATTATCAATATGATAATTCAATGCATAGTGATAGCGGGGCAATTTTTGCCTACAACAAAATGATATCGTTTAGTACAATAAAAACTATTACTATAAAGTTTATGCCAGAAAAAAATACTGGAGATGGATTTGGGTATAGTAATTATTACTATATGGATGAATTCTACTTCCAAGCAGGAACAACAAATGGTGGAAGTCAATTAGGCCGTGGCTGTACAAGTAAAGACCCTGATTATTCAGTAGAAGCCGGGACTATGGTAACTGCGACTTGGGACGTATCAAATATTACTGCTAATGGATATTTTTCTATTCATTTTAGTGGTGGTAGTTATGGATCTGGAAGTTCAGATAGCTATCATTGGGATTATGACCCATTTTTCAATATTTATTCAATAACATTTTCATAAGGAGGATGGCAATGATAGTTTTTACAGATAAAGAAGATAGAATCATTGCCTATGATTCTACTGATAAAAAATATAAAAACAAATTAGATGTTGGTGGATTTTTTGATAATAAATGCGATGAATTTATATATGGATATAAGGCAGAACCGACATATGAATATGAAATAGGTGATGATTTCTTGCCTATATTGGATGACAAAGGTAACCCAGTTTACAAAAAAGATAAAGATGGGAACCCGGTTGTATCGGGTATTAGTGTATATCCGTTTAAACCATATCTAGAAATCTATCAATCAGCGTATGAAACTATGATACTGACAGTAGCAGATACATTAGGAGGTGCATATGAATAATACTATTATCAAAGCCTTGAGCATTCGTAAGGCTCGTGGCGAAGATATCAAAGAAGTCCTCCTAACATATAAGAATCTTACAGTAGACGAGATGAATGAGTATCTCGCCTATTTTAATTTACCGCTTATCGAGGAAACGCTTGAGGAAGTTCGTAAGAAGAAAATCTCTATCCTCTCCTCTATTTGCCATAACGTAATTGAACATGGTGTTGATGTAGAGATAGATGGTGTAAATGAACATTTCTCATATAGCATTGAGAAGGGTGATCAAGGTAACATTGATGATATCTTTGCACTTGCTAATGCTACTAAGCTTAGTCAGCCTTACCATGCTGATGGCGGTTCTTGTAAGCTTTATACGCCGGAGCAGATTACTGCTATCTATGTAGCGCAAAAGATAAATAAAACTGTACAGGAAACTTGGTTTAACCAGATGAAGCAATATATTCTCGTATGTGAAGATATTGATGAAATTAATGAAATCATCTATGGTCAACCTCTTACGGGAATATATCTTGAGAACTACAATGCTATTCTCAAACAGGCTCAAGAGATTCTGAATGCATTGATTGGAGGTGGAAAATAATGGCAAGTTTTACGCCTAATTACAATCTAGAAAAACCCGCTGAAGGTGAAAAATATTATATCTCTAAGTTCAATGCAAATTCAGATAAAGTAGATACTGCTCTACAGAGTCAACAGACAGAAATTACTACTAATAAAACAAGTGCAGATACAGCAATAGCTAATCTTCGTACTGAAGCTATAGGACATACAGATTCTGAAATAGCTTCATTGGAAACACGGTCTAAGAGTTATACAGATAGTACTGTTACTAATGCATTGAATGCTCATAATTCAGCAGAAAATGATACTGTACATCCTTATCTACAACAAATGATTAATGATTCTCTCACCGAAGCGAAGGGTTATACCTATTCCAAGGAAGAGATTACAGATATGATTGGTGACCACAATACGGATGAATATGCTCACCAAGATATCAGAGATGCGGTTGATAATATTATTGCCGATGCGGGGACAGTCGCAGATAATGCTATTTCACAGCACAACATTGATCCAGAAGCTCATCAAGATATTAGAAGCAGTATTGAAAATGCTAAAACTTATGCTGAAGAAATTCTTGAAGCACATAACACTGACCCTACTGCTCACGGTGCTATGCTTACAATAACAGGAATTTCTTCTGACGGTTATGAGACAGGAACAATAGACAAATCGTGGAATGAGGTGCTTAATGCCTTTAATAGCATTCGTAACGTACTTCTGAAACTTGGTGAATACGATGTTAAGATTATAAGCTATAACAATGTAGCGGATGAATTCTATGGTAGTTATTTTGTAGGATTTGATGAACATAGAGTTGTTATTTTTAAGGACGAAAATCAGATTCCTAGATTTGTTAATTATCCTATATGGGCAGTAAGTCCTTATGTAGATTACGGTAAAGCAGATTATATGTATCTGAGGACATAATGTTTATTCAATATAATCCTAACCCCGAAGGTAAATCAGTCGGGGACTGTGTAATCAGAGCATTAACAAAAGCACTAAACAAATCATGGGATGATGTATATCTTGGTTTATGTTTAGAAGGTTTCATCGCCAAAGACATGCCATCAGGTAATTCAGTATGGGGTTCTTATCTAAAACATCAAGGATTTCATAAACATATCATCCCGGATACTTGTCCTGATTGTTACACAGTAGAAAATTTCACATATGATAACCCACTAGGAGTTTTCATACTAGGCATAGGTGATCATGTAGTTACTGTCAAAGATGGTAACTATTATGACACTTATGATTCTGGTAGAGAGACTCCTATTTACTATTTCTCGTACAAAAGGTGACAAAAATGTTTGAACAATATAATCCATATTTTCAACAGAACAACGTACCCAATTATCAACCTACTTATCAACAGAATGTAGGTTATCAATATCAACAAAAGCCTGTTCAGAATAATGAGCAGGATAACACATTTCAGTGGGTACAAGGACAAGCAGGAGCAGAAGCATATCTATTAGGGCCGAACAAAAAGGTCATTCTAATGGATTCTGATGCTCCTGTTATTTATTACAAATCTACCGATGCTAATGGTAGATATTTACCAATGGTGACCTATGACCTTGTAGAAAGAAAAAGTTCAAATCCTAGGCAAGAACCACTTGATACATCGTCATTTGTTCATAGAGATGAGATAAATCAACTTGTTGTAGATGCGATAGAGAGATATCTCTCTGAACCATCTTCTAAGGAGGCGTGATATGGGAAATCCATTTTACAACAGACCGAACTCTCAACCTAATTCACCATTTGGAAACATGCAGAATATGTTGGCTCAGTTTCAACAGTTCAAGAATGGCTTCAGTGGTGACCCCAGACAAGAAGTTCAGAATTTGTTAAGTTCCGGGAAGATGACTCAGCAACAGTTTAATCAGTTATCTCAACTCGCAAAAACATTTCAACAATTTCTTAATGGGAGGTAAGTAATTATGGCTTTAACAGACAATGCTAACGGACTTAGCGCCGCAGACGTAGCCGCAGTAGTAGGTAATGGTAACGGATTTGGTAATTGGAATGATGGTAGCTTCTGGATTATTATCCTATTCCTCTTTGCGTTTATGGGTAATGGTTTCGGTGGTTACGGTAATGGTAGTGGAATGCCTTATATCATGAATAACGTTGATTCAGGTATTCAGCGTGGGTTTGATCAGCAAGCAGTAATCAGCGGTATCAATGGACTCAGCGCATCTCTTGGAGCAATGGCTCAGAGTCAGTGCAATGGGTTTAACGGTGTGACCACTGCGATTAACAATGGTTTTGCTACTGCTGAAGTGGCTAACAATGCAAGACAGATGGCTAATCTTCAGGGAATGAACGATATTGCTATGGGATTACAGCAGTGCTTGAAGAAAATGTTAAACAAAGTCATTAACATTTTCAGTTTCACAAATGAAACAGTAGGTACTTGTATGGCGTAATTCATACTGGCAATCGGGTGAATTACTGGAAAATCTAAGTTCGCATATTCTGAAAAAGGTAGAAAATAATGTATTGTGCGAATATGACAATCAGTAGCCAAGCTGTAGGAATACCTATGAAAAATGTACTACAGAAGGTTCAACGACTAACGAGTGAGGATAGGTAAACCAATAATCTCGACACGAGTTGCCCGACCCCTACTCTAATAAGAGAGGGTGAAGATATAGTCTGAACTTACGAGGAAACCGTAAGAAGTATAGGATAAAGAGCCTATACGATAACACAATTGGCTGTGATAACAGAGCCGCAGTAAATGACCTCAAGTACGTCGTAGCTACTGAGGCTTGTGCGGATAGAGCCGCAGTAGGTGACGCTCTTAATGCTGTTCTCAACAACATGAATGCGGGTATTCAGTCTCTGAAGGATCAGATGTGTCAGGATAAGATTGATGCTAAGAACGAGCGTATTGCCGCTCTTGAGAATCAGCTTAATATGGCACAGCTTAAAGAATCTCAGACTGCTCAGACCGCTCAGATTCTTGCCAATAACGCTGCTCAGACACAGGCACTTGAGCAGTATCTGAACCCCGCTCCGATTCCCGCCTACATGGTACAGAATCCTAACTGTTGCGCTCAAAACTTTGGTTGTGGCTGTGGCTGTGGTGCTTAAGGAGGGTTAATATGTCTGCTGAGTTTACTTCAAATGCGGTACAGGAAGTAGGTGTCGGTCAGAATGTCATCTTCACCGAAACAGCTATTCCGTGCCGTAAAGGTTATGTAATCCACAGAGAAGGTTCTGGTGTGATTACTCTTCGTGGGATTGTTAATTGTCCTAATGCTAGATATGCAATGTATGAAGTATCATTTGGTGCTAACATCGCTATTCCTGCTAACGGAACTGTAGACCCGATCTCTATAGCTATTGCTATTGATGGAGAGAGCCTCCCAACTAGTTCCGCTATTGTAACTCCTGCCGCTGTTGATAACTATTGGAATGTGTACGTTACAGCCAACATCCAAGTTCCTAGGGGATGTTGTCCTATGATTGCAGTAGAAAATACTTCTACTCAAGCTATTAATGTACAGAATGCTAATATTAAAATCAACAGGGTTGCTTAAGGAGGTGCGTTATGGAAAGATGTTATGATGACACAAAAGATCTCCTTATGAAGGAGATTGGTGAGATTGTTAAGAAGGGAAGTCTTTCTCAACAGGATTTAGATACTTTATATAGTGCGTATGATATCATCAAGGATATCTATGAAATCAAGGAGAAAGAAGCCGAGATGTACGAGGACGGCTATTCTTCAAGATGGGGTATGCCTTATGATGATCGTTATTACAATATTCATTCTTACCGTGGTGGTAATGGTAATGGTGGATATTCTATGAATGGTTATTCTATGAACAACTATCCTATGAATCGTGATAACGGATACAGTAGAAATGATAGCAAAGAGTATATGCTTAATTCCATGTATTCTATGATGGACACAGTATCCAACGAGAAGGAAAGAACAGCAATTCAGGAATGTATTAACAAACTGAAAGGCATGAACTAAAGTCCTAATAGGTATGGAGAGTAGCCTGAAATATGGCTACTCTCCATATTCTAATTAAAATCGAAAATTATGAGTTAGACATATGTCTGACTGTTTATTATAAACAAAGTATAGATGCTGTAGATAATTCTCTTACGCATCAAACCTAGGAGGTTCAAATATGGCATATGAAAAAAAGGAATGGTATAGTGGAGAAACTATCACAGCTTCTAAACTAAACCACATTGAAGATGGAATTGATACATTAGATAAGGGGTCAACAAGTAAAATTGACACCATTACTAGTAATCTCAATTCTGAAATACAAACAAGAACAACTGAAACTACTACTCTCAAGTCTAGAGTAGATCAGATAGTCGCTCCTACAGGAGAAGCACCTTCAGCCGCAGAAGTGACGGATGCCAGAGTAGGTGCAGATGGGAAGACATATGACTCTGTTGGCAATGCGATTCGCACTCAGGTTACTGATTTAAAGAGCGAGTTCCATTCTAGTGTTTGCATCCTTAGGAATCCAGTTATAGTTCCGGCATTAATGAATAAAACATTTGCCGAAATATACGCGCTTTTTGATGCATTTGTTTCCCGTGGAATAATATCAAAAGAACTTGTTGGATATGGGAGCTCCGCGAATACTAGTCCTGATGATGCAGTGGAGGATGCAACGTTACCGATTTATATGTACTCTCTCAAAAGTCCCGCAAGAATGTTGGACACGTCTACCACAAATACTACACTGTTAATGAGTGCCTGCATTCACGGGAATGAAAAGACCGGTATTCCTGTAATGCTAAATTTTTTAAAAGAATATGAACAAGGCGATAACAGATATGTTAATGGTATCGTCGAAAAGTTTAATGTTGATTTTATTCCGTGCTTAAATCCGTGGGGCGTGGATGCCGCAGTGGGAACAACAATATCAGATGTAAGGAACTATGTGGGAAGAACAAATAAACGCGGTGTTGATCTGAATAGAAATGGTGATTTCTGTTGGGAGACGGTATCGGCGCAAGCGGGGACTACTAATTATAAAGGACAAAAAGCTGATAGCGAATGCGAAACAAAATTGATAGTACAGTTGGCTTCTCAGTCAAAATACGCCTATTATATTGAGTTTCATGGACTTTTGGACAATCTTTTATTTCAGGTACACTCGATTGACACGCTGACTCAAAAAGTTGGCATGAATGTAATTAACGCGATGAAAGCAAGGGTTAATGAACTTGGTGTTGACTTTGATGAATATCATCGTAAGCCGGATGGAACATACCGGAATGCCACGCAGAATTTTGGACGGTCGCCATTTCCTATAAACGAGATAGTCCACAAAAAAACATCCCCGTATCACGGGGCGATTGTAGAGTTGCAACGATATGATAGCAAGGAATTTTACCCTGCAGTGTCACAACAATACGAAAGCGAATTCGCAATTACATTTATATCGGAATTATGTGATAGACTTGTGGACACGTTTACGTCAGGGGAATTTGGTTCGTCATCAACACTTGCAAAGACTAATGGGAATATGCTCCCCATGTCACCTACATCATGGGTAAACGGCGGATTGAACGCGGATTACCAAAGATCACGAGGCGTTCCCTCAAGACTTAGGACTATAGAACCGTTAGCTGTTGGGAGAGGGATACCATACGAATTCGGTATCGCCGCAGGAAATGAATCCTATGTGATTAATCTTGCATATAAAACCATAAATATGGATAAATACAAGACGTACACATTTTCTGATTCAAACAGGATTTTTGTTCCAAGTGATGACGGAGTAATTTATCCAATTGTTGCAGTATCAAACAAAAGTTCGTTTGTTGATGCACATAGTTTGCGCCGGGCATTTGTCCCTTATTTTAAACAGGCGGGAATTTCGAAATCCGGGTTAATTAGTTCAACAACAGAGGGTGTAAATTTAGTAAAAGATTTTTCCTATATAAACGGGAATGTCGTACATATGGCTTTCGAAATATCAGTCGCCAAAACTTCGTGGTCTCAGAAAAAAAGTTTAACTATTATCACGCTTACATACCCACCAATAACTAGAAAGGCGTTCCTATATTCATTCGGTGGTACAAGGAGCGACGATCAGGATCTGCGGAATTATACCGGATATGCGTCAAGCAATGGTGCGGTAAAGATAGATACATCGGCAAGCATATATTCAACGTATTCCCCCGATACAGTATCTATGTATTTCGACTTCTCATACATCTCTTACGCATTAAGCGTGGCGGAAGGGGATGAAGTTGATCCAAGTATTATCCCGTACATAATTGATCCGGAAGAATAACTTAAAGGACACTTTAAATCAGTAACTACTCTTCTGCTTTCTCAATAGTTTTGTTCACTACTTCTAAGAAGAGAGCATTAGGAACTAGTCCAAGTTTCTTACAAGCTTGTCTAAATTCTTCTGCTTTCTTCTTAGCAACTCTACAAGACAAGGCAGTCATATTTTCTTTATCCCATTTTCTAACAGCATTATTTTTCATGATAAACCTCTTGAAATATACTGTATTACAGTATATAATGTTCGTATACTATATTACAGTATAGCAAGGAGGGATATCATGTCAATATCTGATAGGCAAATGCTAATCAAGGAGTTTGAATCCAAACTGAATAATGTACTTACTGTTTCTCAGAAGTCTGAAGTAATGAAATTACTTGCAGAGCAACTTGTTGAATATGATGTCTCTTCTTCCGGGGACAAGAATCAATCAGAATCAATGAATCTGATTCGTATATTCCTAGAGGCTAAACGCATAGAAGGAAGATCGGATAAAACAATTGCCAGATATGACTATATTCTTAATAGGATTTTTAAAGATATCAATGTCCAAATAAAGAGCATAAATGTGTACCATCTTAGGACATATCTCATGAACATGAAAGATAATGGTAAAGCAGACAGTACGATAGAAGGTTACAGAGAAATCTTATGTGCTTTCTATTCTTGGTTGCAAAAAGAAGGTTTGATACAAAATAATCCATGTTCAAATCTCAATCCTATTAAGTGCGCTAAAGTGCTTCGATTACCGTATAGTGATGTGGAAATCGAATTAATAAAAGAATATTGTGGTTCTGTCCGTAATAAAGCTATTATATGCTTTCTACTCTCAACAGGATGTAGAATTAGTGAGATGTGTGAACTAAATAGAAATGATATTGACCTTAACAGTCTTGAATGTATTGTTCACGGTAAAGGAGATAAAGAAAGGACTGTCTATCTTAGCAATGTAGCTGTAATGAATCTTAGAAAATATTTAGGCAGTAGAACAGATTCAAGTCCTGCACTATTTATTGGGAAAGGCAGTGAACGCATGACTCCCGGTGGAATCAGATTCATGCTTAAGAAAGTAGAAAATAAATCTGGTGTAGTTAATGTACACCCACATAGATTCAGAAGAACACTTGCTACTAATCTTATTAACAGAGGAATGTCTATACAAGAAGTAGCAAGCATATTAGGACATGACAAAATTGATACTACTATGTCCTATATCTATATTGATAAAAAGAATGTGAAAACTGCATATCAAAAATATGCTTAACAATCAAGACCATGAGTAACGTCATGGTCTTTCTTCATGAGAGGAGAATGAATTATGACAGATTTTGAAAGAACACCCGAATTTGAAAAGAAAGTAGCTAATCAGGAGACTTCTACTTTTAAGACTAAGGAACTTGACCTTATGACTCAGGATGAGTTTGATAAGGTAATTCCCGCAACTGGCCCCGCAAAGCCGGAGGAGGCAGAACTTCTTCGCAACGGTGTTGGCCCCGCTAGAGAAATCAACAAAAAGTAATTATCTCACGCCCTTGTCTGCTAATAACAGATGAGGGCGTATTCTTATCTTCTTAATCACGAGGAATGTATTATGAAGAACTTCATACTATTTATCATTGGATTCACATCCTTCATAACAATAGAATGTGTATTTCATGCTCTATTAGGTGAAGGTGCTTATTCATGGATTATCTCAGGTCTAATGGGAGGGGTATCTCTCATTCTAATAGACAAGATAAACGACACATGGTTTGGTTGGGATACTCAGTTATTAGACCAAGCCTTTATAGGTGGCATATTAGTTACCACAATAGAATTTATAGTAGGGACATTAGACAGACTAGTTCTTCATCTTCATATGTGGGACTACTCTTCTATTCCTTTTAATTACAAGGGTATTATATGCATACCCTTCTCACTGGCGTGGTGTGTATTAAGCATACTGGCTATATTTGTTGGTGATGCCGTAAGATACTATATCTTCGGTGAAGAACCAAGACCTTATTATTATATATTTAACAAGAAATTAGTCTTTAAGGAAAGGCCATAGGTGATTAGCAATGGTTGAATTTAAAGAAACAAAGAAGGGTGGATATGCAATCACCATGACAAGAGGTGATACCCTTCGTAAAAAGATTGATGTTATGGATATATATGGTACTCCATATACTCCACAAGAAGGTGATTCAATTCGTTTCGCCTGTAAACATGATTATAATGACACAGAATGTCTTATTTATAAAGAAATACCATATGATACTCTTCTGCTTCAGTTAAACCCAGAGGACACTAAAGAAATGAATCAGCCTGATATTTATGTGTTTGACATTCAACTAACAACTGCTGATGGTACTGTAACTACGTTTGCCAATGGCAAGCTGAGAATTTTGGAAGAAGTTGAATAAGGGGGTGTTTGTTCTTGGCTACTTATGAGGAAAATACCTTAATCAAAGTATATGACAAACGTGGGGACTGTCATATTCAGTATCCAAAAACTAAAGTAGAACAAGTAATTGGTATTGAAAAGTATAATGAAGTAATATCTGATACTACAGCTAATTGGAATTCACAGAAGACATTAATAAGTAAGAAAGATGTGGTTTATGTATATACCGATCATGAATCTAAAACTGTTGATGGAAAAACTATGGATATTCCCGGAATCAAAATAGGCGATGGAAAAGCATATTTAATTGACCTTCCATTTACCGACACTCTTATGATGGATCATATTCGCAATTCTGGTATTCATGTTACTCAAAATGAGAAAAACTTTTGGAACAACAAAGTCAGATGTTACATAGACGCTACAAATGACAGTAATCTAATATTCACAACTGAATAGAGGTGTAAATATGCCTAATATAAAACAAATAACATTGCCTAGTGGTACGACATACGACATTATCGACCAAGGGGCGAGAGAATTAATTAGCCAACTAGAAAACTATACAGATTATCTTGGTGTAACCAGTACGAATATTACTGATGGTTCAACAACTAATCCCATAACAATTAATAATAAATCAGTTACAGCAAAAAAGGGAAATATTGCTAATTACGGTGCGAGAGAATTTATTTGGAATGGTTCTGCTTGGCAAGAGTTTGGTGACTTATCTGCACTTGGTGCATTAGCATACAAGGATTCTGCTTCTGGAAGTTATCAGCCCGAAGGAACAATATCACAGCCCACGTTTACTGGCAAGAGCATGACATCTACAGGAAAGTTCACTCCGGCAGGAACAGTGGGTAAACCGACCATTACAGTGACACCAAACACTGCAAAAATCAAAGGTATGGCAACACAAGGAACACTGCCTGTATTCACAGCTACCGTGACAGATGAAGTGCTGTCTCTTGGGTGGGATGCGGGATCACTTCCGACACAATCAAGTGAGCAGACGTTTGTGACTGGAATTAAATCAGCAACATCGACTCAGCCGTCATTCACAGGAACCGAGGGTGATGTCAGTGTAACAGGAACTACAGACGGTACAGTCAGTAAACCTACCTTCACTGGCACATCCAAGAATGTAACTGTATCGTGATTGGAGGTGTCTTATGTCTGACATCTCTCAAATAAAACTTCCTAATGGAAGTACATACGATATAAAAGATAATAGAATTCCAGATAATTATATTACAACGCATCCAGAAAATCCTGACGGGAATTTTTTTATAGTACCATTTATCAACAATGATATCGCTCACCTTTTGAAAAGGGGAGGAACTGTAATTGTTAAGGTTGATGGCACTGTAGTCGATTGGGATTTAAGTAATGCATTCGATGGATCACCGTCGTATGTTATGAAAATTACGTCAGATTTCCCAAATGGCGAAAACAGTGTTGTCGAGATTGAACTCACTCTTTTCAAGAAGTTCCTATACAACAATACGATATATGTAGATCACGGTCATCTTAATTGGAGAGCAAAAAATATAAAAATTGAAACGGCACTAGACAATGATGAGTACACGGTAATACTATCAAAAAGCAATAATACATCATCTCATTATTATGACTATCGCAGTTATGGTGCAACCGGATTTAATAAAATAAGATTAACATTTACTGATTTTGCAGGATCTAATTTTAGAATTGCTTGTATAGGAGTAATTACCTATAACTCTAATGGACTCCGTGAGACTTTTCTTCCAAGAGACGGTGGGGAACTGTATGGTGACTTAACTTTGTCAAATGGTGGGACTACAGAGGAAAACATACCAACGCAATTAATCTTTTCAAATGAGGATACCACAACAGGAAAAGCATATAGTAAAACCATGATAGCGGCATATAATGATCATGCTTCTCCATCAAACGGAAATAACTTGGTAATCAAGCCCGGAGGAAATCTCTTTATCGGTTCAGGAGAGGCTCCAGAACATCATTATGATTTAGTTAAGGGAACCACTGAAAATACATACATGACAGCAGATGCAACCATATTTATTCAAGGTGGTGCAAATACATTAGCCAATCGTAAGGGGTTCTGTGTTAATTCAAGTGGAACAATTATTCCAGTTGTTGCTGACACTGCAAAAGACAACACTATAAGTATTGGCTCAAGTACAAACAGATTTGCAAACATATATGCCAGATATTTCAGAGGGGCGTTAATTGGTGGTGCTAGTGGATTAACATTAAATTCAAGTGTTATAAAGGTCAAAGAAGACGTAGCGGCTGACAACATTATTGTCGCTGATGATTCAGGACAGTATTACCACTTGAAAACAGGTAGAGCATTTGACATCAGATTTCCGATTGTTCATGTTGCGGGTTCTGCTAGTGTTGGACAAGTGTACACCACAGAAAATGCCCGCATTCAGTATCCGATTACAATAACCGTTACACAGTCAATGGATCTTATTGAACAACAACCAGTTTATATTAAAGGTCATTTAAGCGGCACAACATTTACTCCAATTAGTACAACTCCTCTTACACAAACCGAACCAACTTCAAACGACGGCTATCAGTATATGTTCCTTGGAGTCGCATATAGTAAAACAGGAATGTATCTATTAGCGAATCATCCTGTATATGCATATGTTGATGGCGTATTCAAAGAATATAATCCCATCGATAGTGGGAATATCATCGCTACATTTACATCCGCTGATGTTGCTCAAGCTGATGCCACTTCTTATACAGACCCGGGAGTATTAACAAGCGGGGAGACACATAAAAGTATATTTGGGAAGATATCTCAAATAGCTAAAAACGTAAAGTATCTATATAAAATGCTAGGAACTACTGACATATCTACAATGGGAGATGGAACAATTACAAATGCTCTTAGCGTACTAAATAACAATGGAATAAAAAGTATCACTCGTTCAGGAACTACATTTACAGTAACTAGAAATGATGATACAACTTTTACTTTCGACCAACAAGATAATAACACATGGAATGCAAATTCTGTATCCGTAGCAGGATACGTTGCGGCTCCGACTACAAGCCGCCCACGATACTTTTACTCCACAGATAACAATGGCGCACCCGGATGGAGACAAAATATAACAGTAGTTGGCGCTTCATCTTCTGCCGATGGCACTGCCGGTCTTGTCCCGGCACCGACATCGGCAAATTATGACAACCGTACATTTATGTATCTTCGTTCAGATGGTAAGTGGCAATACTTACCATTAGCGAATAATGCAACAACCACCGCCACACATTATGCTCTTGATGCTCGGATGGGCAAAACATTAGATGGAGAAATTGCTGTTAAAATTAGTGTATTTGACGATACAACTAACGGCTTAAAAGTAGGTTCTACATTGAATCTACCATCCATATCGTTCAATATGGTTAATTCTCTTTCAATCTGTAATGTACTGAGTACTAACCGTATGTTTGTTATGACTGGTGGTGTAATCAGCGAAACTTTTAGATTTTCTGGAGTTTACATGGATGCAGATGGAAAAAATCCTGTATCTGTTGGATTGGATATATTATTTAACCCAAGCACAAAGAAGGTCACAAAGATAGTTAAATCATCTAATTGGCCTTCAAATGTCACAACGGTTGGACAGCTTGAATTATTTATACTGAGAAAAACTCTCACATAATTAGACTTATGACTTAAACAAAATGTTATATATAACTAGATTAGGAGGCAACCTATGTATAGAGGAACAACTCCAACATATGTAATTACCCTCTCAACGGCTTTAAACCTTGAGGGGATTTCTTATTTATATATTGTATTCAGACAACAGAATACAGTGATATCAAAGAAACTTTTAACAACAGATTTAACAAAAGACTACAAACTGAAAGTCCAACTCTCACAAGAAGAAACTCTAAAATTTAAAGTAGGAGAAATGCTTATTCAGATCAGAGGCGTGACTACTGAAGGAACAGTATTTGCTACTACTATCGGAAAGGATGCAATTAAACCAATCTTATTAGAGGGGGTGATCTAAATGCATTGTTATAATCCTTTTAACAGAATAGAAACTGAGGAATATGAAATTCCTATTAATCTCTACATTGAAGGTGTAGTAGATAACGATAAAGATAGAAGTAGTTATAATTCATTAAATAACAAACCTACTCTCAACGGACAAACTCTTATTGGAAATATGACTAATGCCGACGTTGGAATTCCTACTAAGACAAGTGACCTTATCAATGATGGGACATATCTTACTGAACAAGAGCAATCAGATTGGAATGAAAATGATACTTCATCTCCCGCTTATATTAAGAATAGACCATTCTATGTCAATGACAGAGTAGAAGATAAATCTATTCTTGGTGGTAACTATACCGTACAACATTATACTGAAATTGGTCTTGGGTATAAAGCACCAACAGATACTCTTCTTATAGCTTACGATAAATATAAGATTGTATGGGATGGCGAAACATATTATATGACTGCCATTCCTAATGGTGGGAGTAGAGTGTTTATTGGTGACCTTGAGACCTCGCCATATTTTAGAATTGAAACATATTCAGATCTTGAAGGACAGAAATATATTATCATTGACTATCCTTCTGATGTTGATGCAGTCCATTCTATTTATTTATCAAGTCTATCTTCTGCCCCTGTAACGGACGATAATTTCACCCCAACATTCAAAGAATTTTATATGAAATCTCCTACCAAAGTGTTCAAAGTTACTATGAATGATTCGGGCGAATTTGTAACACAAGAGGTATAAATTACCATAACAATAGAATAAAAAAAGGTAACATATGGCAGTAAACAAAGTAAACTATGGTGATCAAACCATAATGGATATAACATATACTACTGCCGTGTTCGACACTAGAATAAAGGTGATAAATTATGGATGTAGCTAAGAGAGTTAAAGTTAATACTTTTCCAAAATTTCTGATGGTGTGTATTCTCATACATGCATTCCTCCTTACAACAGCAAGCTATCTCTTGGCGTGGTTCGGCAGAGATCCTGTGGTGTCAGTCTCCGCTGTAATTGCCCAAGAGGTACTTGCTCCTGTTGGGATTTATTTGGTAACAAATATGTTTGCTAATATCTTTGAGAAGAATAAGACTATTATCTCAGAACCTTTGGATCATATAGATAAGGGAATACAAGGATAAAAAGGAGAATATTATGGATAACATTATTAATAATTGGTATCTTTACGTCGCTACTATCAGTGTAATTATTCTTGCAATAGTAGCAATCTATCAGTTTGTTAAGAAGCCTACCGAGGAACAGTATAAACAAGTAAGAGAATGGCTTCTTCTTGCTGTCATTGAAGCAGAAAAGGCTCTTGGTGGTAAGACAGGACAGATTAAACTGAGAATGGTTTGGGATATGTTCCTTGAGAGATTTCCGCATATCTCACCCTTTGTAACATTTGATATGTTCTCTGGTTGGGTAGATGTTGCTCTTATTAAGATGAGAGAAATGATTCAGACCAACAAGGCTGTGTCTGATTATATTATTGAAGATACGGTAACATTTGAAGAGTAAAAGGAGTAACCTTATGACAAAACAAGAAGCAATAGCCAAAGTAGCCTCTATTGCTAAAGCAGAAGTTGGCTACATGGAAAAGAATAAAGGACAGAATCTATATACACATACTCCCGGTGGTGATGGTAACTATACTAAATACTGGGCAGACCTTAAACCTTCTTATCAAGGTTCAGCTTGGTGTAATGCATTTTGTATGTGGATTCTCTACAAGGCATTCGGTAAAGAAATTGCCAAGAAGATGACTTATATTCCTAACGGACAAGATTTTTCATATTACACTCCTACCACATCAGGATGGTTCAAGGCTAATAAAGCCTTTGATATGAATCCTATGGTAGGAGATTTTATTTATTTCAAAAATACTACTCGCATCTGTCACATTGAATGGGTATACAGAGTAACCACAACTACTGTCTATACTTATGGTGGTAATACTTCACCGGGGGATGGTAAGGTTTATCCTAACGGTGGTATGGTATGCGCTAAATCTTATCCTCGTTCTCTGTGGAGAATTGCAGGATATGGACATATTAATTGGGATCTAGTAGTTGATGCTATTTCTGATGATACAGACATTCAGATGGATAAAATCAAAACTGGTTCTGATGGTCTTAAGCTAACCGCAAATCTGAATATCAGAAAAGCGCCTAAAGACGGTGAAATTATTCGCACCGCCGTAGCGGGATATAAAGTATTCCCAACTGGAAAGACCTATATTGACGGTGAACCGTGGCTCAAGATTCCCGAAGGTTGGATTAGTGGTAAGTATGTTGAAGGTTGGATTCAAGAATCCAATAACAAATGGTGGTACGCCAATGCCGGATGGAAGTATAAGACTAATGGAAGTCAGGTTATTGACGGAGAGACCTACTACTTTGACAAAGATGGTTATATGAGAAGTAATGAGTTAATGGAGATACAAGGAGTAATGATGTATCTGAAGTCTTCAGGTACTGCGGCAAAGAATGAATGGGTTGAATTAAAGAACACTTGGTATTATGCCAAGGAGAATGGACAATTAGCTAAGAATGAATTAATCTTTATTGAATCTCCAACTCACGGTAAAGAACTATATTATTTCGATGCCGACTATAGGATGTTCACAGGGACACTTACTCTTACTACCAACTCCAGAGGTGCATTAACCAAGTGATTCTTTTCTAAAGGAGGGAAGAATCATGCAGGAACTTGGTGTATTAAAAGAACTAACAGTAGACCGCTTAGTCTATGTCTTTGTGTTGCTTATGGCGATACGAAAGTGTGTGGATGTTGCTGATTGGGCAATGACTAGATTTGGCATTAAGACTAAGTGGTCAGAGGCTAGACATAGAAATGAAGAGATGATTCATCAGCACGAAGAGCAGATTGAATCTCAGGGTGATTGTCTCAAGAAACTATCTAAACAAGTTGACCATCTCTGTGCAGTAATTGAAGAGATGAAAGAAGAAAATGAAGAGCGTGACAGGAAGAACGTAGAAACTCTGTCAGCTAATCTGAAAGATAGGATTGGACAGTCCTATAGATATTATCATAAACAAGGATTTTGGAATGAGATGGAACGTGAAGCATTTAACACTCTCATCCATCAGTACGAGGAATTAGGTAATAAGAATTCATTTGTACATACTATTTGTGAACCAGAATCACTGACTTGGGAAATCAGAGAAAGTGATTGATCAAAAAAGGGGAGCATTACCATAATAGGTAGTGTTCCCCTTTTTCTGTCCTTTAGACGCATTGTACGCCTCATAGACTGACTTTAATCCTTCAGACGATAACTTCCTCATCTAAAAAGAAAAGATGCTTTATAAAGCCCACAGAGAGTCCTATGAGTTTTATAAAACACCCAAGTACAACTGTCCTTTCCTCCATTAAAGAACAACCGTTCGTCTATTGATTGGAATTTGATTAGCATTTGATTGGAATTCGTTATAGTCTACTAACTTCGTCTTCTACAACCCGCATAAATACTAGATCGTAGGATTGAGATAACTGGAGCGTATGGGACTTGAACCCGACCCGCAAGTCATATAATCCCTTTATTTATCGCCAGTTTGGAGATTCTGTCTGTGATTGAAATTGTTAGAGAATGGCTTAAATACGTCAAATTTCCAATCAAATTGCCTGAAACTCCTTAATAGAAGACAACATCTTCTGCCGTTCATCAAAAGTTCTCCTGTTGTAATGGTAGAAACTTTCGGTGGTGGACAGATCGACATGTCCCATCGTGTCTCTAATTGTCTTCTGGTCAACATTATTATCCAACAGGATAGAACCAAATGTCTTTCTGATCTTATGAGGTGAGCGATAAGGTATATGAAGTTCCTCACATACCCTCTCCAACCTTCTTCGGAAAGCAAGGGATCGTATCCTTGTTCCACTTGAGTAAGTAAAAGCGAATTCCTTGAATGGATTGTGAAGTCTGATTTTTTTGAGTAACCACAGATAGCCAGTAGGCACGATAATACATCTCACACCCTTATCTGTCTTAGGTGATTCCTTAATCGTACTGATAAAGTTGCCATTCTCATCGGTATAACTGGATTCTGTAGCATGGACAAAGATAGAATCCTCACGGACATCAACGTGTCTCAGTGCCGCAAGTTCTCCTATTCTCATGCCCGTAACAAACAGAAGAAGAAGTCCATAGGAAATAATGTCTGTCTGATTGGAAAGATAAGACATGATACAGCTTGTCTCTTTTTCATTGAATACCTGATCCTCATCAGAGTAAACAACCTTCTTGAAACAGTTCTTTCCTAAATCAAGCATACCATATACATCGTTGTAGGTATACTCTATTAACTCTCTTCTTCTTGCATACTTAAGAATACCAGTAACAATACATTTAAGATTGGCAAAGGCTTTTCTTGTCATCTCATATTCAGCAATCTGCTCTTCAAGAAACTCTACAAAATCAAGTGGTCTGACCTTACGAATTCTTTTCTTACCAAACTGTTTAAAATGCTTGTTGAAGACGTATACATTTCTAGAGAACGTAGGATAAGCTATCTGCTTCAAATCTTTCCTTCTTGTATTCCATAAGGTGAAGATATCAGATATGGTAGGATTCTCCTCTTCCTGTTTATAGAAATGAACTATGTCATCTTCTAAGTCTTCTCTGTGTTTACGAGATATCTGTTTTCTTGTACCATCCTTATGTGTTACATAGGTATACCAATACCCTTTGTTGGACTGCCATATCTTATACGGATGGTTTTCTAGATAAAGTTTCCTCTCTTTCATATTTTTCATTTGTTGTACTTGGGTAACATCAAGTATACCATTTTCAAGAGCGAAACTCAATAATTCATTATCCATGCAATCACCCCTTAAACAGAAAAAGGGGAACTCCGAAGAATTCCCCTATATAATTATTTTGTACTTTACTCAGCGACCCACTTAAATACTTCACGATACTGAACACCATGATTGTAAGCTGTACCGTGAGAACCATAATAAACATCAATATGCTTACCATGTACTCCCCTATCTTCTACAGTATACTGACCCATACCTTCAATGAGAATTTCAGTACCAAACGGAAGAGAACCACAAGCTACGGTTCTTCCTGCGGTAGGATATGTGCCTGACGCAGTTTTTCCTCCCGCCCATTTTCCACAGCACTTACGGCAATTGCAGTATCCCGTGGTCTTATATTTTCCCAGAGATACCCAATGACCCTTAGGAGTCTCAGTATCAGAAAGGTCTTCTGTCTTAATGAAAGCGTAACCGTCATCTGCTACAATCTGACTCCAATTGTCACACTCACCGCCGTAGATTACTTCAAAGGAAGTATTCAGCAGAGTAGTGTCAATTACTTCTGCATCATCTGCCGGGGCAGAATAGATATTTGCTCCTTCCTTATTAGCGTATTTTGTGACAGTAGCAATATCATTAATCTCCCCATCGGCAAATGATGTGAAAGAAGCCATAAGAGTGATAACAGTTACGAGTGCAATTAGAAATTTGTTCTTCATATTATTTTCTCCTTTTAATACTTAATTTATTTTGTCCCTAATTATATACATTATTCGGGACAGTCTTCGTAGAATTCCAATACTCTCTCAATCAGTTCCTCTCTAGTAAGAAGACCAATTGTATTGATGCCAGTGGCACAGAAGTCTACATCGTTTTCTATAGTATCTTCAATGACATTGCCATGAAGTTTACCATCTTTTCCAACACCAAGTCCTACATCAATAATAGGGACGTGAATGCCCTTCATGTTGAACATATTCACTACATCTGTCGCTGTGATAATTAAGTCAGATTCCTTAAAGATGTCATAGATATCTCTAGTCCTGCTGTTGCAGACCGTAACTGTAGCGTCTGAATACTTAATCAGATTTCTAGAGAGTGGTTCACCTACATTACCTCTTCCGACAATGCAGATTCTCTGACCATCAAATTCATATCCAATGCAGTTCAGATAATGCCATACTCCTTGAGGAGTACAAGGCATATCATAAACTGAATCAGATAATGATTTATCTACATCTGCCCAATAGAGTCGTTCCTTTTCATCACCAGTAAAGTTAGTCGGTACAAAAATATCGGTGAACCGATAAATATTTGAACTCATAACGAAAGGCGATTCCAAATATGACTTGTCAAGCATAACTCCATAATCAAGTTTAGGAATTTTTTTAACCTCTAATTCAATATTGTAATCATGACAATCTCTCTCAAGCCCTTTGATATAAGAGTCATCCCAATGCCAACCTTCCTGAGATACAAACTTTAGATGTGGCGTGACCTCTAATTCCTCTCGTCTGGAGATATTGTCATACCGCCATCTCAAAGCTAATTCTTTACAAGTTTTAAAATCAGGATACTTTATTTTGTTTCCGAAGTTTTTCATGAATGAATTCTCCTAAATTATAGATAACAAAACCAATGACAAAGAGGAACACGCTACAGAATGCTACGATTCCAACAAAGAACATTGCCGTGCCGTAGATAAGTCCAAGTGTTATCAATAACCCAACTAATGTCTCCATTACTGAACCCCCGTTGAACCAAAACCACCACGGCTGTCATTTCCAAGAGATTCTACCTCAACGAAATCAAGCAGAGGCTGATGTTTAATGATTCTGAACTGGCAGATTCTATCATTGGCATGGATAACAGTATCTTTAGTTGCAAGAACAGGCATCATCCACTGATCATCACTAGAGCAATAGTCCTCGTCAATGCATCCAACAGAGTTACTCATCAGCAGACCATAACGCTTGAATGTTGAACTTCTAGGCATTACATATGCTTCATAACCTTCCGGCAGTTTCATTGATACCCCAAGAGGAATAAGTCTGAAATCACCTTTCTTAAGTTCAATATCTTCTGCACAGCGAAGGTCAACACAACTGCCGTGTGAGAGATTATCCATCTTGAGTCTGTCAATGCGGTTCGTATGATACATTACCTTGATTACTTCTGCTTTAGGCTCCACCAGTTCAATTGATTCTTCACTGAAGATATAGCCATCCATATTACCATCGAGATAGTAATCTCCTTCTACTTCATTCACAGCCTGAATGGTATAGCTATCAGCGAACACCTCTCTAGGTTCAGGTACACCGGGAATGAATTTTACTCTAACCTTATCTCCTACATTCATTACGCTTTCTCCTTGTCTTCACAACTTATCCGCTGACCGTAAAAATATTTCTTGTTACGAGCGGTACAATAGACATAGATATCTTTCTTTGATTCTTCTATAAGTTGATAGTGTTTGCAATTTCCGCAGTCACTCTCGCCTACAGTAATAGTATCCATATCAAACCCTCCTGAATGTATATCCATTTGCTGTTTTAGTTTTACCCTTTAAACATTGCGTTATAGCAGAAGTATGTACACCTATAAACTCTGCGGCTTCCTTTTGACTATCAAACACTCCAACAGATTGCCCATTCTTAAACACTTCTGTTTTCTTCTTGCAAGTTGGTGGCTTGAATAGAATTTCCTCAATGGGCATATTATAATATTTGTTCCTTGCTTGAATCGTATCTTGATTAACTCCAAGGATTTTTGACCATTCCGCAACAGTATGCGTTTCTCCATTATGTGTAAGATGAACATTATAGCTGACGTTATTCATTTGTTGTTCTTGTGTTGCCCACCTACAATTGGAAGGTTCATAGTTACCATCATTATTAATTCGGTCAATTGTTAAAGATTCTTCGTACCCATTGTTTATCGCCCAATCATAAAAATGTTGAAAACCATTCTCGCCAAGCCATTCATCGCATACGGTAATTCCTCTGCCACCATATCTAGGATATGACTTACTGGTTTCTTTGAAGCATCTTTCTTTCATATGCATATATGTCTGATAAAGTCTACTTCCGGCTTGTCCATGTTTTGTTACATTTTCTTTCGCCCAATCAGACTTATAACATCCACACGATTTTGTATGTCCGTTCCGTAAATGGTCTATTGATGCAACTGTAGTGTTTCCACAATCGCACTTACATAACACCATCCTAAATTTTCTACCGCTTGGTGTAATGCGAGGTTCTGCTTCTTCAATGACTGTTAATTTACCAAAGCGTTGACCTATAACATCTATCTTTTTACTCATCCATATCATTCCACCTTATTTAAAAACACTCCATCTGAATGCCAGATGTGCTGATTCTTGCTACCTCTAAACTTAAGAGACAAGTCACGTTCTTCGTGTTCATATCTTCCATCAACAATATAGTCACACATTATGAGAAGACTATTAGCTAAACATGCTTTGTCACTAATTATTTTATACTTAATTTCATCAATGTAGTAACCAGTATAAAGCCAAATCTTCTTCTCGTTTTTAAATCTATTCTTGATTGCTACAATAAGGTCATACACTACTGAGATGTTTTGGTCTGCCAGTGGTTCGCCACCAAGAATACTGATTCGTGTGATATATGGTTTGTCCGCTAAGTTTAGAAATTCTTCTTGTGTTTCTGCTGTCCACTCTTTACCACCATTGAAGTCCCATGCTTCTTGGTTGAAACAGTCTTTACAATGAATTGGACAGCCTTGGACGAAGAGGGAGATTCCTACCCCCTCTCCATTGCAAATTTCACAGTTGTCAATATTTGCATATCTCATCTATTCCACCTTGAACTATCAAGTTCTTTGCTGTGAGTTGTTCTCATTTCAACTTCTTGCTGTTTACCCTCATTAAATGCGGATTTATAATCGCCTGTTAAGTAACCAGTTACTCTACGAAGTCTCTGAATTTCATTACAGCCACACATGGGGCATTCATCTCCGGCGATCTCATCGGTGTAGCCACATGATTCGCACATATCATTAGGAACATTAATTGCAAAGTAAGGAATGTCTCTGTCCATAGCATAATTTATAATTGTTTCAAGTGCATCGATGTTATTCTTTGCAGATGATTCCAGTTCTGTATAAGTAATACAACCCGCCGATGAGTAACCAGTAAGCTGAGACTCAATGTCAATCTTCTCAAATGGTGTCATCCTCTTCCAAACAGGCACATGCATCGAGTTCGTGAAAAACTTTTTATCTGAAACATTCGGAATGATACCATACTTGTCTTGGAACTTCTTCATTGCCGTAAAGCAAAGATTCTCTGCGGGCGTATAATACACACCGAAGTTAAGCTTATGTTCCTGTTTAAACTCAGCACATCTGTCTTTAAACAACTGCTCAATTCTCTTAGCAAGCTCCATACCTTCTTCTGTAGTATGGTCTGTACCAATGAGAATCTGAAGTGTCTCAGCAAGACCAAGCTGTCCAAGAGCAAGTGTTCCATGTCTTAATGCAGAGCGGATGCCTTCTTCGGGATGATATCCAAGCATCGTACCGTTCTCCCACATAAACTGTGCTGACTTCGGAGACTGAGAACAAATCCATTCATATCTCTCAATAAGCATATCCTTTGCTTCGTGAATCTTCTTATCAAGAAGTGTCATAAATCTCTCAACATCACCTTCTGCCTCCATAGCAAGAGTAGGCATGATGATTGTTACCGGGCAGATATTACCTCTACCATCTTTAGTCTGAGGATTAACCCCTTCTTCATGGTTAATATCATAACCATTTGCAGTACGGCATCCCATTGTACTGAAGTAAGTCTTGGGATCGCTTCTGTCGTATCCCGCATTGCCAGACCAGTCTACATTAGCATAGTTAGGATAAAGTCTTAATGCAGTAGACTGAAGAGCAAGTCTATATAAATCATAGTTAGGTGTCCCCGGCTTATCATTTACGCCTTTCATGTACTGGAAGATTCCACACGGGAAAATAGGTGTTCTATGAAGCGCACCAATACCTTTGATTGATACATCAAGAATCGCCTTGGTTACAAGTCTTCCTTCCGGCAGAGTACAAGTGCCATAGTTAATTGACGTAAACGGCAACTGATCGCCTGACCTTGATTGTAGGGAATTTAAATTATGGTACATTGCTTCTACTGCTTGATATGTTTCTTTCTCAGTCATATCCATAGCATATTCATAGATTTCTTTTTCTTTCTTCCAATTTTCTGAGCCTATTGACTGTTCTTGTTCAAAACATTCTGGATCATTTAAATAATCATAGATATTTTCTTGTATCCACCTTATATCTTTCTTACCTACATATTTAGCACCGTCTACATAGTGTTTAAAAAAGCTGATTCTCACATACGGAACCATTGTCCAATCAAGATGTGTTGCACTTACGCCACCAAACTGGTTAAGACTTTGAAGCTGAAAGATTACAGCTACAAGCTGAAATGCTGTATTAATGCTACGAGCAGGACGAATGTCAGTCTGACGAACTTTAAATCCTTTAGCAAGAAGATCATCAAACGGTACGCTGAGACAATTATGCATCCCAACGGCGTAGCTGTTAAGGTCATGGATGTAGATTTCATTGTTCAGATGATTGTCTCTTGCCATCTTAGACATACAGTTATAAAGAGCGTACTCCTTTGCTACCGTATCTCTAGCTTCTCCCATTCTACCGCCGAAGGAATATTCATCAACATTAGCGTTTTGGTTCTGCACATTAGAAGCGTTAAGCTTCTCACCAACAGCTTTCATTAAATCGCTCTTGCTCTCACGGACTCTTGTTCTATCATTACGGTAAATGATAAACGCTCTAGCAACATCCTTTCGATTAGAAGCCATAAGCCTACGTTCAATTACATCCTGTATATCTTCAACAGCACAATCCTTGCTAGACTGTTCAATTGAATTTGCAATCTCTTCAGCCTTGGCATATGCCGCATCTGTAATTTCATGGTCAACATCTTCAAACGCTTTTAAGATGGCATCAATGATTTTCTGCTTGTTGAACACAGAAACTCTACCATCTCTTTTAACTACATTCATAATCTCATCCCCTTTAAATAACCTTAATTACTTGTTTATCACTACTCTTATCCCATACAAACCAAGCATAACTGGTTGCATCAGTGCCATCTCCAGTAAAACTTGGTCTTGCATGTAAAACATATATTCCAGATGGCAGTTTATCTTGCCACCACTGAAATCTTTTCTTGCTTTCTAGGAAGTTAGTTCTCAACAGATAAACCAACTTCCCATTCTCATTCAGACATTCGAGTCCCTTATCAATAAACTCCTGTGCCAGTGAGTACGGTGGATTACTAATCACCAAATCATACTCACCGTGAATATCCTCGTCTAGAAAGTCTGCTATCTTTACACTATCAACCAAAGGCTTTAAAATGTTTTCTTCCTCTGGACGAATCTCAATAGCATCTATATGGACATTATCATAACTCTCAATTAGAGTTCCTTCTCTAATCGCTTGGATGACATGACCACTCCCGGCACAAGGATCTAATATCTTTATCCCATCAGGAACATCCAACTCATTTAGAATAGCCGTTACACATTCTATGGGAGTCGAATAGAAGTCCTGTGGTCTGCGCTTTGCTCCTCGATTAGTAGCACTCAAAACCAACCACAACCTCTCGCTAAACTAATAACCTCACGCCAGTCTTTACATCTTTTGCCACCCCAAGGTTCTCCCCAAGAAAAGTTTCCAAGACAGATTTTGTCAGATGCATTAGATGACTTTAGATTATTCGCTACATCATCAATCAGAATCCCATCAGACATATCAATATGGGATTTGTCATTATGTTTGCCAATATCAATACCAATAAAGTCATCATAGGCATTAGAAAAGTGTTCTCTGAGCCACCTCATCTTCCCCTGAATGTTAGCAAGAGAACCAATTGATACAATCACCACTTCATGTCCACAGAGTCTAGCCATCTCGCAGAAAGTTCTTGCATAAGGATAAAGCTTCACATTCTTGAAAAATCTCCAAGAATCAAAACATCTGTCAAAGTATTCCTTATTACCAAGACTCAGTTCATCAAAGTTCCAACTTCTGATGTTGTAGTCTGGCACATATTCATATGTAGGATACAATCCATAATCCTCATCATACATCTCGTTAATCGCCCCAATGGTATCCCAAAGGGTACAGTCTAAATCAATATAAAATTTCATATCTCACCACCACATACAAGGAAGAATATCTCCAATCAAGTTCCATATCTTTTTATTGAATCTGTTCTTTGCATCGTCCTTGTTTAAAAGCAACCTCTCACACTCAGCTAAGATAAGATTAATTGCTTCTAACTGAGTAACCTCTTCATCGTCTAATTTTAATTTGTAGTATTCTAGGTCAATATCAGCCCGTTCAAGAAACATTTTAAAGTGAGTATAAATCCACTCAATCAGAAGATAATCAATATTCCAAGTTTCACGGCTGTCAAAACCATACACTTCACGCTCTTCCATCCATTTATCCCACCGCTTGTCTGTATTATCACAGAAGTTAGTGCCATATTCTGTGGTAGGGATGTTAAGATCATCAAGGTATTTACATAAAACCAAACCTTTATCAGTCATCTTTTTCTCCCATAAACTCTTTGATATATTCAATAGCCTTATCTTCCTCTAAGAACCAAGGGTCAATCTTCTTCTCTGACTGAATCCAACCCCAAACATTAGACATGAATTGGAAATACCTCCAGTCTACCACGCAGTTCTTATGGATTGCCTTGAGTTCGTCATAGAACTTATCTAATCTATTCGGATCTCTCATAAGCCTAACCTCGCTGTAACTTCACTCAATAAGTCTTTAAACCTATCATGCTCTGCAAAGAAGACTTGAAACATCTCCTTCACTTCCATATCATTACCCTTCAGCTTCTGACCGCAGAGATACTTGTAAGCATGATTCAAACAAAGGTCAAGTTCACCATAGTAACCAATAGCGGGATATACCTCTACTTCCTTATTCTCTTTCTTGTTGATGGATTTCTTTTTCTCACAAAGAGTGTATCCTCTGCCATCAGGCTCAATGTCGATATATAGATTATCAATTACATGTACCATATAGTCTCTCCTCTAATTCATCAGCCAGAGCAGGAATCCCATGATCCTCTGCGTTAGATAACGTAAGATTGACAAGTTCTTCACAATCTTCAAAGTCCTCATCATCTGCCCTTATTCTTCGGATGATCTCATCCATTTCATCGCCACGCTGAATCATACGGCGTTTAATGACAGATGCCTTTGCTCCTAGAAGAACAACTGTATACTTGATATTGTTCTTATCCAGAAGCGGTTTTACACTTCTTACACCATCTGGTGTTAGGATAATTACACTCTTCTCATCTGAGCCAAGTAATTCAACTCTTGGTGTTCCATACCACCATATCCCATCAGCAGTATTATATTTCTTAATCTCAGCAAAGAAATTATTTTCTGCATATTTTTTAAACTGATCATCAGAGAGGAAGAAGTAATCTACACCATCTTCCTCTCCGGGTCTAATGGGTCTTGTGGTACAGGTTTTTATCTTCTCATATCCACGCTTCTCTAACTCAGAAACTAAACTCGACTTTCCTGTCCCCGCTCTTCCCATTATTATTATCATTTACTCTCTCCAAGATCTGCGATGTCATTGAAAGAACACCATCAACATAGTTAAAATAGCCATCGTCCTTCATGTCAAAACCCCATTCAAGGGATTCCATAAGAGTATCATAGGTACATTTGTAAATCTGTTCTTTTGTCATAACAACCTCCTTAGGCAATCCAATAAACAATCCTATAGAAAATTCTATTCTCTTCAACCCACCAGTCATCCATGACAGAGAGAATCTCATCTACTCTCTTCTTCATTTCAACTGCGGGTGAATCAACCATCTTAGTGATTACCCTATCACCATCGTCTTCATCGTATTCCACATCGTAGTCTTCGACCTTCGGAACTCTTAATGCTTCACAGCAAAGGTCTGCATATGAGATCCAATAAAACCGATAACCTTCTTCAAAGTGTTTAGCAACTTCTTTTACTTCCTTAGATACATTGTATGGCAGTCCTGTATGCACACCATTCACACTGGGCGCACCACCGCCAAGTGTATCAGTAAACGCATCAAATACATCATGTGTTCCATTCCAAGGCCAGAAGTCAATCTGCTTGAACTCACCTTTATTATTCTTAATGTACGGCAGATATACTTCCCACTTATTGGCATCTGAATTAAACTTTTCAAGATAGAAATAAGGTGTTCTACTCATCTCCAACTCCTTATATTATACCAGTTAAATTATTTTGTGTCAATGATTATTTTGTACCTAATCGTCACGCTCAATAATTCCAAGCCAGTGTTTTCTAATATGTCTAGCCATATCACCGTCTATCTTAATATAAATGTCAGGTTCAACATACTTAAATACATCCACCTTAGTGACAGGTTCTGCTTCAACATACATTGTATCAAGAGGAATGCCAACTATAATAGCGTAATTGAAAACCCCGGTTTCATTGATATCACAGCAATTAGTCTTTACCGCTTCTTCTGCTGATTTGTAGTCTTCAAACAATGCATTTAGTTGAAAGTAATAAGAATAATAGTAATCACCCCAAGACTTGAGAAATTCTTCATACTGTTCAAATGTCTTATGATACTTATTGTATCTCAAGTTAAGAATCTCGAAGTCTCTTCTTCTTGATTCATCTGTCTTATCTTCTACTATGACCTGATATACAGCATAAACCTTATTCATCCTGTAACCCCTCTAACATAGCCAAACCCTTTTCAGTGAGAACATACTTGGCATAATACTCATCATCGCCAACTTGCTCATTGAAATCTTTACGAGCAGTTACAAGCGCATCATTATTGAATTTGGTATTAGCTTTAAATGTTTTACCGTCATCATCAACAATAGTGACTTCCATCTTGGCATAAATAGAATTCTTTGGAATCCATAAGATTACTGGATGAGTGTCAACCTTTATTTCTTCGCCTTTCTTTTTACCCATACTCACCTCTCCAATCTGTACATAATAATAGGTGCATCACTTCCTGCATAAGGAAGAGAGCGTATTGTATTAAAATCTATCCAATCAATAGCTTCTTCGTAAGTCATATCGTCATGATCCATAAGGGATTCAATCATCAGGTCATAGTCATATATTGCTCTGTTGTCCTCCGACACTCCTATAAGAGCATCCTCATAATCAGGCCCCGCAAAGGTCATTATTCCTTCATAGCCATTGTCTATTAAGATTTCTTCTACCGTCATAAATCACTCCTAACCTTATTAAAGTGATATTTATTAATAAGTTCGCTAAGTTCATTTCTGCTTATGCTAATCACATTACCAACATAATGTTTCTCAAGTTCTTCAATAAATCTACCACAATCAATAATGTCAAGGTCTTTTGTTGCTCTAAATGATTCCCCAGTAGTATTACATATATACTTTCTTGTACTACTAGGCTTCTTCGGCAATCTATCATTCTTACCATATTTATTAAATGGTCTGAAATGGTACTGACTAATGATTACCTTTAAATCATTTGGAATATCGGATATCTCATACCCATACTTCTCATGGCGTGTTACAGTGAATCCCTTATCCTCGCATATATTTTTGAATTCAGAATTCTTATATATTCCACGATTGGATGTAGTATTCTTTTCAGCTTCAGAAGTTACTTGAATCATTGAAGATACAAGATACTTGCATACATCAAATGTATTATCGACAAGCTGTTCTGGTATCTCTATATCATAATAAATCTTATCACCTTCCACCCTATGTTTATTTACATCTACAGAAGGAATGATTTTGTTTTTGTTAATAAATTTAGGAATACCATTAATCCTGCCATTGAAATATTTATTATTCAAATAGCAATACAGATTATTCAGCACATTAAAGTTATACTCGTATGCGTTAACTTCTTTTCTGCTTGATACATTGCCTACATATGGAATCCAAATAAAAGCATCAGGACTTATATACTCACTACCACCCCAACCACTCTTTGCCATATTGTAATATTTATCAGTACCATAATAAGCAATAAAGAATGATTCTAAGAACTCACAATCCGTCTTTGTATTGACTTCAAGATAGTAGATAGAAAACTGGTTATGATACCATTTATCTTTCTTATGCTGATTAATTCTATTCTTTAGTGAGTTGCCGGGGTTGACCAAGCCAACGTACTTAACAATACCGTCATTATTATCAACGTATTTATAAACATAACCAGTTTTCTCTGCCATTATTTTATCTCCCAATAATCAGTTCTTCTGCGTGAGGAAGTTCTTCAATCCACTTTCTCATCTGTTCCCATTCAATTAATTTGTGTCCTTTTCTAGCATGATAAATATTCTTCAGAACAGCATAGTTTGTATCCCAAGTTCTCATCTGATTGTATGACTCAGGAAGAAGTTCAATCAACATTCTCCAGTATTTCTTATCTCCTGTAAGGTTATAAGTTAATCTAAGATTTTCACAATCTTCTATAACACCAGAGAAAGCATCTTTCCACTCGCCAAGATTTTCATAATTCTCAATTGAGAAGTCATCTAACGTAATCGGAGAGGAATGAATCTTGTGCATTGTAGAGGTACTGTTAGTAGTAGTCCCAACTTTATACTGATCACATTCTTTCCACCAGAAGAGAGGAGCGGTGACATCACACTGGACATGAATCATCCTCATAAACTTACCATGATCATTTCCTGCGGAAGAAAGGCGTGTCATAAGGTCTAAATCATTCTCACCGATAATATAATATCCATCCTTAAAGCCACTATCACTTTTAGACCATGAATTCATAGGATTCCTTGCTCCTCTGATAGCCGCTTCCCAACCAGTTACAATTGTGTTCTCAATCTTAATCATATAGCACCTCACACATTAACATTATTCCACTTCTTATTCTTCCAATACTTCCACTGGAACTGATTCATATAAATTCTAGTTTCAATATCTTCTACGTTCGGAAGACTAAGAATATATTCTCTAATCTGGTCAACCTGACTATCATGCAAGAAGACTCTTGCCCTGTTTAACGTCTTGTCAATCTGTTCTACTGACCAATCATAATCACTCAAATTAGCCTGACGTTCAAACTCAGCAATATTAGCATTAACTTCTGCTTCAGCTTCATCCCAAGTAGAATAACATTTGCTTACCGGGATTGTTACGCTATCCGAATGCATTACCCACATAGGATACTTCTTTACAATTCTGTATCCGTCCTTGGTAATCTCAGCTTCTACATTACCCCAGAACTTATCCTTGGAATAAACAAGATAACCTTTCTCAAGTCCAAGCTTAATTTCATCAGGATTCTTGAAGGATAATTCTAACATCTCATCTGGATATTCATCCCAAGTCATATTAACTAAATCAGTATCATAAGACCAACCTTTAGGAAGTTTTTTCCAATGAGTTTCAGACTCAAACTCTTGTAACGGTACTCCGTTAATCCTTCTATTCTCAGCAGGAGTTATAAACTCAAGCCTTACCTCATTGAAATACTGCTCATCTACAATACCAATACCAACACGATATTCGTGACCATCCTGTTTACAGTAATAGACTACATCACCCTTCTTCAGTCTCATGACTCCTCCTTAATACTTGCGTATATATCGCAGTAGCTTGAATCATACCAATCATCACAAGATTCAAGATACCAAGGTGCTTGTGTGTAATGATAGTGTTTAATTTCAGACCAATTTGTACTGCCAAGTTTAGCATGGATATAAAGAACATCCTGACCGCAGTATTTATTGAACATACCAATACTCTTCAGTATTTTCTTCTTACTTTTCTTAATAAGGAACTTCAGATTACGCCTATTCTTACCGTGAATCCTATCCCAATGTATTCCAACTACTTTCTTATTCTCTACAACAAGATAATAGTCAGCAAGGATATCTGTCCAATAGCTGTATGAAATCCAACGTGGATGTAAAGAGAATCTTTTTTCAGACCTTACTGCTCTTTCAGCTTCGTCAAGAACAGAAGCATCAATAATCTCCTGTATCTCTTCTTTGCTGACAGGCTGTTCATTCTTCATAAGGCGATAACCTCTGAGGCGGTCAACTACAATACCATTCTTCTTGGCAAGTTCCTCAAGATTTTCAATGTTTGAATAAGCGTATAAATCCATAGCATATCCTCCTGAATTATTTTGTTTCTATTTTACCATATGGACATATGAAGGTCAAGCAATAATTTCATAACTCTTTAACCAATACTCAAACTTATCTTTGGAAGGAGCATAGACCTTCTTTCCTGTTACAGGATTAATTTCTCCAGTAGGTTCTCTCTTTGCTTCTTTTGATACATTAACTAACTTAACTAACTGGTTCGGTTGTAACTCAGACTTATTGAATGAGTTGTTCCACATTTTGACATCTCTCATCTTCCCGGAGAAAATCTCATAGAACTGCATTGTAGTTACACTCTTGTTCTGATCTACCGAACAAAGAAGATATTTGTTCCTTGGGTAACTAGGGATAATGGTCTTTACCACGCCAAGAACATCATTCTCATTAACAAGAGTTGCAATTGTATCAAAATCCTCGTCCGGCAGACTAGCGGTAATAGCATTGATTAATCCCATGCAATCATTAATTTTATACTTCTTAGCAGTTTCAGATCCATGAGCCAACATGAACTCTCTACTTAACCCGAATGACTCAGCTTTGTCTTTCATAATCTCTTTCATAGAACCACGCTTGAAGAACTCAAACAGTTCCCATTCCTTAAGAAGTTTCTTACCACCACCATACTTCTTGAAGTAATTGATTCTAATAAGATTGTATACAGTAGTTGTATCTATTCCACTGGCATACAGAGCAGTCAACACATCATAGAAGGAATTATATTTATCCTGTCCAAGCTTATATAGGATTATTCCTACTCTCTCTCCAATACCTTTGATACTAGAAATGTTAGGATAAATAATTTTATTCTCAATGTGAATAGTTCTGTTGTCATCACCAAATCTATAATCACCAAGCTTGTATCCAAAATACTTAATTGCTTCTTTGATGAGAGCATCAATCTTATCCTTCTTGCCCTTCTCCTGATAATGCTTAATAGCTACAGAGTAGAACAAGTCGGTGTGATGTGCCTTAAACCATGCCTGATAAACAGAATCACCGCACATCGAAAAACTGTGTGATGCATTAAAAGAATAACGAGCCGCATCTGAGATTACTTGCCATACCTTTTCAAAGTTATCAAGATTGCCAAACTCTTCCATCCATGCCTGTTTCAATTCAGTAAGAAGTTTTTCTTTCTTCTCGCCTTTTAATTTCTTTTTACTAATGGACTTGATGACTCCATATGTTTCACTCATAGGCAAGTGTAAGAAACCAAGAACTTTCATTATGCTCTCCTGATAGATAAGGAAATGAGCAGTATCAGATAATAACTCGTCTACCCTTTCCTCTCCAGTTGAGTATGGTTGGCGATTGAGGAATGTATTCAAAAGAGAAGCAAACCCCGGTCTAATAGCGGCGATAAACTGACTCAACTCTGCCATATTAGTAGGCTTATACTTCATAACTTTACCTACAGTACCAGACTGTTCACACTGATTGATACAACAAGTAATACCCTTAGCATAGATATCCCAAGTTGCTTTATCATCTTTAACCATCTCTCTTAACTCTTGGAATGTAGGAACTGGTTTACCAAGAGCCTGAAAGAATTTATGTGTAAGGTCTACACTATCAACAATGAGAAAATCCTCTTTGACATATCCAAATTCGTCAAGATAAGTTCCTTCCATAGCCGCACAGATTGTACGCTTTTTAGTAGTCTCAGATACTGCGGAAACTAATCCAATCTCTCTTCTGATATCACCATTGAGAAGAAGACAAGCACAAGCATGAACTCTTAACCCAGACAGGATACTTTGATAATTTCTAGATTCCATGTAAGTATCATAATATTCAGCAGGAATATAGTCCTCAATACTGATGTTGTCCTTCTCATCATCACTGGCATGTTTAACAGCCATGTTATAGTCATCAATGTACTTTGAAATCTTATTAGCTACAGAAGGAGCAATGCCACTATTACTAGCATACAACTGCCATGCTGATTTCTCCTTAAGAACAGAGATAGCAATCAGAGGATAGCATCCATGTTCGCCAAGTAAATCTCTTGATGCTTTAATAAATGGTTCTTGTGCTGAGAGATTCAAATCAATATCAGGCAACTGATGTGCTAACACTCTATCCTTTGTAAGAAATCTCTCAGGATACATCGGAACATCTGCTTGAAACCTATCCAAAGTAGTAAGTCCCATCATTTTATTTGTAATGAAAGAAGCAGATGAACCTCTTGAAGTGGTGGTAAGGACACCGCCGCAATCTTCAACAGCATGTTTAACAATCGCACGAGAAGTAAGGAAATAATCTACTACACCAGACTCAACAATCTGACTGGCTTCATACCGAATACCTTTGACCTTTTCTTTTGACTTGTATGGATCTTTTTTATATTCCTCATTGAGAATATCCTTATAGATTTTACACTTCTCCTCATAAGTCTTATCAGGATATACTGTAGGAATCTTAAAATCCCTATTAAGAACAATCTTTTCAATGTAATCTGAAGCAAAGATATTAGTGTTCATGATTGCTCTAGTAATTTCTTCTTCCGAAAGAACACCCTGTTCCTTGAACCTTCTAACAACTTCTTCTGTTGAAGGATAATCCATATACCATCCTTCTTCATCTTCATAATGAATGTTCTTATAAGCAAGAATCTGGTCTCTCAGTTCGCTATCTTCCGGGTGAATATAATGACTATCCAGTCCACAGATAATCTGAATACCTTCTCGTTCTGACATACGGAGAATCTTTTCGTTTAATCTTTTCTGCTTATCTGTATTATGATTCTGAACCTCAAGAAAGAAATTGTTTCCAAAGTAATCATGTACTCTTTTCCAAATGTCCTCTGCATCATCATAAATCCATCCGCTAGTACACGCTGAAGTTACGATGACATTCTTCTTAGGAATCTGAAACAGCAAGTCAAGGTCTATTCTAGGTTTATAATAATAACCGTCAATGTTTGCCATAGAGAGAGCATAATTAATGTCTTTGTGACCTTCATCGCAAGTGGCATGAATTACCATATGACAGTTAGTCTTATCACTCTCATGTCTGTCTTTCACCCAGTAGGCTTCTGTTCCGTAGATAAATTTTAAATCATTTTGTTCGGAAAGATTGTAAGCCTTGGGCCAGAGTCCTTGCCAACCATGTTCCATTGTATAAAGACACTTCCCATTAAATTCCTTAATTCTTTCTACATAGTCCTCAAGAGAAGTAGGACTATCTTGAGTCATAGCATTAGAAGCATACTTATGACTATGGTAATTCTCTAAGTACATGTTTTTGCAAAAATCATCCGTTTCATAAGGAAATTTGAAATTAAGTGTAGGAATTATTTTGGAAACAATTGTCTTATCAAACATTTTCTACTCCATTTCACTAATGATAATCTTCTTGATAAATTTTTTCCTAAGAAAGCCCGATTCCAACGTACCAACAAAAGTCTTTGGAACACCAAGCAGAGCGTCATCATTCATTTCTTCAAAGTCCTGATGAGTATTCCATTCAATAGCTTCTACCCCATTACCTAAGAATAACTCAAGATGCTTGAAGTTAGACATCTGTCCTACTTCGTACTCGTCAACATCTCTTACAAGAACAGTAACAGCACCAAAATCACCGCCAGAAATATAATCAAGCTTATGGATTGCGTTGACCATATCTTCGGTAATATCTCCAAGCCCAAGTTCCACATCAGCAACTACCTCAATCTTTGTATTTATATCACCAACAGCTTTGCAAATAGCATTATAAAAATCATGATAGTCATGCGAGTAAACTATAACCCCCGCCGCCTTTTCATGACCCATAGCTTCAGCTAGTTTGGTTTCGTTTACTAGCTTAGTAAGATTTAATCCATTAGGGCTTCTCAGAGAACCTCTGTAATACCAATCACCATTCTCATCTTCCTGTTTTCGAAGAACAAAGACTGGACGATTATACTTACCAACTAAGCTAGTTGCTAATAGACCAGATAACCCCGGCTGTTTATTTGTAAAAACAAAGATAACATTATTATCCTTCTGTTCCTCTAGTTGTGGTTGAATTTCTTTCTCTATTTCTTTAATATAATTATTTTGTTCTTCTTTGTCAAGCTTCAGTTCCCGAATAATAGATGAAATTTCCTTCGGATCATCTGACAGAAGCAACTCAACTGCTTTCATATTGTGTTTCATCCGCTGTGAGGCATTAATCAGAGGAGCAATAGAGAAACCAATTCCTCTTGTGTTAAACTCATACGAGCCAACTATCTTTCGGCAAGCAAGATTAGTTAGGTTCTGTAGGCACTGAGAAACAATATATCTATTCTCAGGTTCTTTCATTGACATGACATCGGCAACAATACCAATTCCTGCAAGGTCAACATACTTATCCGCATAATCAAGTCCATTCTGATCATCTATATACTTACAAAACTTCCATACAACTCCCGCACCAGATAAGTATTTATTCTTATAACTAGTTTGTGATGTAACTAATGTAACATATCTCTCATAATGGATATTTGGATTTACCATATGGTGATCTAGTATTACGATGTCTTTATTCGCATGATAAAGGGCCATATACTGACTTTCATTATCATCTAGGGAATCCACTATGATCACCAAATCAGCCTCGTCTAGAGGCTCTAGAGACTGTCCTATGAGACCGTGAGCCTTGCCCTTGTTAATAACTGGATAAGCATCTGCTCCTAAGTCACGAAGATACCTCATCATAATAGTTCCACTACAACAACCATCAGTATCAATATCATAATAAACAGCTATCTTGTTTAAGTTTGTAACCGCTTTCATTACCTTCTCATATGCTTCTTCAACATTTGGTAAAGAATCCAACGGTAATAAATCATCTACGCTAGGATTAAGAAACTTTTCCTTATCCTTAACCCCACGCAATTCTAAAATCTCATCTACTAATTGTTGAGGATACATTCCTCTTCCATCTATTTGTGCCTTAAACTTCATTAATTTCATTCTCCAATATACGATTCAACTCCTTCTTGCCTAAATCAGACGGACTTACTTTCTCAGGATATCTACCCTTCTTCCAGTCCCAATAACCTACTTTAAAAGAACTAAATCGTGAATAATTTGTCAATTGCTCTATATTGCGCTTAATAGCATTAAAGTCATACCCTTGGTCATGTAGTAAGATAACCTTATTTGGATTAAGACTGATTATCATCTGAGCCTGTTTCTGAGAAAGACTGCCTGACCCAAGAGCAACTGCGTTTCTAATCCCATAGGAGTAACATTGCATCACAGACTTCTCAGACTCAAATACTAACACGGTGTTATCTGTTAACTCGCTGTAATTCTGACTAAATCCATAAAGTGTCTTACTAGACTGACCGGGGTAAAGATAAAAATATTTCTGTTCTGTATCGTCATAATTGCATCTCATCTTAACTGCAATTAAATCACCTACTTCACTTCTGATAGGAATAACAATTCCATTCTCAGACACACAGAAGCGAATACCGAAATACTCCTGTGCATTCAGCGAGATGTTATCCTTAATAAACTTTCTGTTTCCTAATCGCACATACTGGTCAAGTACACTCTCATCGTATACATGAAGAGCAACCTCAGTATTACGAGCCTTTATATTATCATAAAAACCACCAAACACTGAGGGGCGATGAAAGTAGGTTTCAAAGTTAGAGATACCAAGAACAGACTTTATATTACCAAGAACACCTTTGAAGTCATCACCCTTCTCTTGGATGATATAGGAAATGATATCTTTATTTATGTTCTTCGGATAATCAGTTACATACAGATACTGATTGTTATCCGTCTTGATAACTATAGACTTCGGAGAACCGCTTTCATCACGCCCACAGCTAATGTAGTTCCTATGCTGTTTTATGTTTGCAAATCCATATCTTTCTAAGAGATGAACAATATTGTCTGGATTGTCTAATAGTTTTTTCTTGATGTCTTCAAGCACCGCCCTCACCTACATTATCTGGTCATGCTTCGGTCTACAGAACGCTACCTCTACAAATCTACACTGGTCACCATAGTATCTATACAGCATGGCAACACCATCATCCTCTGAGTTACTACCAAATCTAGTCTTGGAGAAGAATACCATTCTATAAATACCAGTAGGGTCTACGGTATATGGCACTTCTACCCACTTACCATCTTTATTTTCTTTTCTGAATGGTTCGCAGTAAAATCTCTTGTTGTCAGGATCGAGTTCTTCTTTGTATACGTTTCTCATCATGATGAGAAGAGAAAGAACTTCTACAATCTGCTTTGCGTTTGATATCTGATTAGATGTCAAAAAGAGAATACCTTTACTATTCATTGCAAGCTGAAGAGATGAAATCATTACGATGTTATATTTCTTAGCAATAGCATCCAATTCTCTTGAATCCTGTACTAAGTCAAGGTCTACTCGCTCTTCTCTTCTGTCATTGAAGTCAACCTTGAGAGTATCAATCAGAACTGTATCAACGCCCTTACGGAGAATATACTGACGAATCAGCTTCTTGTTAACCGACATATCCATTTCAGATACGGATACAAAGAATAACTGATGTCCGTAGTTCTCATTCCACCATGCTCTAGCCTTTTGAATAGCCGCTTTATCCTCATCTGTAAGACTGCCTGTCATTAGCTTGCGTTTGGTGAGTTTGTAGTATCTCAGATACTTGTATACAATCAGATTGAGGAATCTAATCTCAAAGTCATTCTGCTTCTCCTCATTTGAAATAATAAGAATCTTTCTGCCTTGAGTAAGAAGAGAGAACAGAAGAGTTACATTCCATGTTGATTTACCAGTAGATGAGTATCCCGCAATGACAGTAGATGTTCCTTCTTTTACTCCCATGACTTGTCTGCTCAGAAATGGGAAACAGTTAATCTGATCACCGTTAACATCAACACCGCCATACTCAAATGAGATTCCATTCTCAACACCTTCTGCTACTGATTTGAGGAATTCATCTGAGAAGTTAATCTCACCTTCCCCGGTGACTTTAGATGATTCACTGATCTGATATCCCGCAAGTTTGGATTCATACCAATCAAGCACTTGTACGCTAGTCATCCTCTGGAACAACTTAAGCGGAACAATCTTTTTACCCTTTGGCGAGATAGTTTCTTTCAGAAGGTTAAACCCATCATCTGCCATGTGAAGAATGATATTCTGTTTATACAGTTCATCAAGGTAGATATTAAAATTATCCGTATTGATTATTGACTGAAGGTGTCTGATTGTATCGTAACCACCAAGTTCATTGTATCTATCAATAACATTGTCTGAGAGATTGGAAAGGATTGTTACCTCATCAATAGAATTAAATCCTTTTTCTCTCAGTTTCTTAAGCATTGAGAAGTAGAACAGACCATCCTTAGTTACGAAACTATCTGTTGACAGCTTAGTATCTTCAAGAAGAGTAAGATCTTTCATGAAACAAGAGACTACATTACCTTCTGTTACTGTTCTGGTTTCAAGTAATTCCTTCTGATATTTGTCTGTAATACCCGTCAGGAATACATCATTACTCATAGTCATCTTCAAGATCCTCCAAAGATACTCTTCCTGTTCTACGTTCCGGCTTCTTGTACTCAATCACTTCTTCTACGAAAGCGGGTTTAACTTCTTTCTTCGGTGGTACATATCTCTTAATTCCACTGCGGATAACAGCTTCGAAGTATCTACGCTGTTGAAAGTCTGTATTGAATTTCTTTGACATCGCATTGAGGATGTCTCTCTCATCTGATACTAAATAATCATAGATATATCTCCAACTATACTTGTTGATAATGTCTCTAATCTCTTTCATAAACTGAGACCAAGAAGGTTCAAACTCAGCAAGGGTGAAACCCATAAGTTCTACCAACTTGTTCTTACACTTGTCTGCATCAAGTTTCTCATTTATCTTGTCAACATATTCCTGTTCGTTACAAAAATACCAGTTAACAATGTTTCCACTTGGTGTGGTGTGTATCATGTGGAAAGCATCTTTCTTAAGGATCTTACGCTTACATATCTTGCATACAACTTTTTTATTGTCTTCTTTCTCCTGCTTCTCTTTTAAATATTCTTCTTCATTGCAATAATATTTGGGAACTTTGGTAGTGGTTGAATAGGCAGTTGTCTTGTCTATTTTCTTCCCGCAATATTTGCAAGTTACCATAATGCTTACCTCTCTAGATAAAAATAGAGGAGATGTTACTCTCCTCTATTCAGTTATTTTGTTGTTAAATTATCTACAAAGAATATCATAAAGTTCCTTAAGAACATCCTCTGATGCATCGCCAACCTTCTTTAAGCCATGAGACTTAAGAACGGCAACGGCCTTGTCTTTTCTTTCTTTGTCTGTCTTTCCAACTTCAGACTTGATGATGTCTAAAAGGTCATCTGGATACTCATCTTCAGCAAGTTCAACAGGTTCATTCATCGGCGGTACATCTTCATCAAAGGGAACTTCTTCCTTCTCTTCTACAACAGGTTCAGGCTTCGGAGCAGGAGCGGGTTCAGTTACTGCCGGAGCAGGAGTTGAATCATTCTTTCTTGCGGCACGGATAGCATCCTTTACTGCTTTAATAAACGCATCTGCATCAAGCGGGATGTCAGGAACAATGTCGGGGAATCTAGACTTAGAATCAACTACATACTGGTCATCTCTAAATGAGATTCTTCTGTTCTCGCTCTTGACCTTGTTTACAGTAACATCCTTATGTGTGATAATGTTCTTTCGTCCTGTGTTCTCAGTCTCAATTGCTCTATCAATATAAGCGATACCAACGAGGTGAAGTTTATTCTTAAAAGCATTGAAGTCTCTCTGACTCATATCCGTTGTGATTGTACTGTAAGTTGTACCAGTAATGGGATCGATTAATTCCTTCGTTTTTACATGACCGATAATCCATACCTGAACCCCGGCTTTTTTCAGTTCCCAGAACTTATCAAGAACAAGATTAAGATTATAATCCAGAGGGCCGGAGAAACCATTCCACGACTGCGCTAATGTCTTAGCGGGTTCAAACCCCTTCTTTCCCATGTTTTCAGCGTTCCATTTTCTAATGGTTTCTGCACTTGAAATGTCTAGCATAGTATCAATACTGTCTATAACGACAACCTTCAAGTCAGGATAATCAGTTTTCTTGTTCTTAATGATATCCTTTGTTACCTCATCAAATTTCTTCCAGTCCTCAATATTTTCGTAGATCGCATTATCGATAGCGTCTATACCCTGTTCTTTGCCACAATTGAAAATGATGTATCCATCATCACCAAATTCCTTGTGACAAATTTGCACCATGGTGGTTGTCTTTCCGATGCCGGGTTCGCCAAGCAGACCAATCATATAATCTGCAAGATTCTCTGAAACTACGTTGCGTCTTCCGTATTTTCCCATTACGCACTTTCCTCCTTATTCTTAATTCGTGAATTGTAGTAACCAAATTCACCATGATATTTATTTTCAGCCTCTATACGGGCTTGGATTGCTTCTTCTTCTGTATCAAACGAACCTAAGTTTATCGTTTTTCCGTTTATTGTTATTTTAGCAACCCAACCATAATAAGTTACACCGGGGTATCCATTTGTTTTTTTATTACTATTTCTTGAATTTTCTGCTTGTGTACATGTCCGTAAATTATTTTTTCTGTTATCTAGTCTATTACCATTTATATGGTCTACAACGATATTACCATCTTCAACATTTAACAAAAATCTATGAAGATAATATTTCTTTGGTGGGGATACATTGTAATCCCAACCCCTAACATACATAGTAGAAACATCGACTTGCCATCTAATTCTTTTGCATCTTTCTACATCATTAACGTCAATCATAATATTCTTATTCTGAGATGTTTTAATGATAGCATAATCATCATATAATTCATAATTATTATATTTTTTACTATGAATATCTATCATTGTTTTGCTAATCCTATCTCTTGAATAACAACCACAGGATTTCGTCTCACCAGACTTTAGATAGCAAGCTTTAACAATTACGTCTTTACCACATTTGCAATGACATAAATATTTTTTCCCAATTCCATCTATTTTCTTTTTAACTGTTAAATAGGTGAATTGCATCCCAACCAAATCTTCTTCTATTTTAGACTTCCCCGTAAGACATCCGCATGATTTTGTAGAACCGTTTTTCTTAGTTAAATTTTGA